GGGGGCGGGCGATATGGTGCTGCAACGCGCCTGTTGTATCGGGATCGAGGCGGCAGAGGAGACAAGCAACCTCTAGAGCTGGGGTTGCATCTTAGGGTGAGGAGGAAAACATGGAAACCAAAAAGCGTGTGACGATTGATTATTGCTGTCGGGCCAGCGGGTACGGGGAGGATGCGGTTGCGGAAGAAGGCTCTTGCACGGGTGAATGGACAGGTGAGGTGGACACTTGGGGGAAGTACACCTTCCAGCCTGACTGGGGCGCTCCTCTATATTTGTTTGCGGATGAGGTGGTAGGACAGGAGGATGCGCCGCTTGAGCCGGGGGAGGCTGACGATTTAGAGGTGTTGGCTTCACACGATTGCGGTTGTCGGGCAGTCCAGTACGCGGACTATGACACTGCACTAGAGTTTTGCCCGCTTCACCAGGCCGCAGACGATCTACGGGCTGCTGCCACGGTCGCGTTGGACTGCCTCAATTGGATCGCAGACGGTGCGGGTGATGTAGCTGAGTGGAACGAGGGTGGAGAGTTTTACGAGGCTTGCGTGAAACTACGGACTGCCCTTGTCAAGGCGGGCCGGAAGGAGGTTGCATGAAAAGGTCCAATCAGCACTATACTGTGGACGGCTTGAAAGTGTATGGGCCAAATACAGCAAGCGGGGGGCAATACCTACTTGCGACCGCCAGAACGCGAGCGGGTGCGGACCTCATTGCGGACTTAATGAACCGAGTCCGGGCGCAGGCGGACCTGCTGGCCGCGTTGGAGTGGCGGCCTGACTACCGCCTTACCGAAGATGAGTGGCGGGCGTGGAAGGCACTGATCGCCGCTGCGGAAGATTTGCTAGGCACAAATGGCGACATCTTCCACATTGATGAGCGGGGCGTTGATGAGTGCATTGGATGCGGTCGGGACTATACCACTGACGACGAATCGGATGAGGTACAGTTTTTCTGCCCCGCCGCCGACTGCCCGCGCAACCAGATGCGAGCCGCCATCGCCTCCACGAAGGGAGAAGAAAATGGAGAATAAGCACATACACGCTCTGTACAAGCTGACAGATGCTCAGTTTATGACGTACAACGACACCATTTGGGGGCCGGGTGTGACGCATCGGGCGGCGCGAGGTAAAGCGGTGCTTTGCACGAACACGGTGATCCATGCGTATCGTTCGCCAGAAGAGGCGGTTTTGTTCAATCCTGTTCATGTCGGATTCCCAGCCCCTGTGTTGTGGGAAGCACAAGGAAGGGTAGTGGTGCAAGATGCGCTGAAGGTGGGGGTAAAAAAACTTACAACGTTGCACCAAGTACCCTTGCCAGTGTTTTCGCTCGATGAGCTTGTACGTTTTAGCATTTACTGTGCTTCGCTGTTCGACAATAATATCGCGTGGAGGACATGGGCACAGCGTTGGTTGTCAGGGGTGGATCGCTCGGAGGAGGCGGCGTGGGCGGCGGAGGCGGAGGCGGAGGCGACGTGGGCGACGCGGGCGGCGGCGTGGGCGCGGAAGACGCAGGAGGCGATGTGGGCGGTAGCGGAGGTGACGTGGGCGGCGGCGTGGGCGGCGAAAGAGATGGGAAGTACGAAACTTGACTTTTGCGCCCTCATCCAAAAAGCGGTGAAAGATGAAAGACTTTTACAGTCTGGCATTGGAGGAGGTGCGTAATGGAGATCAAAATACGCGAGGACTGTCCCAAACAACATTGGAGTTCGTCTAGCACTCCCAAAGGGTGTCCTGATTGCGACGGGACTGGATATGTCGAACGATGGGTCAGTACGTCCGAGTTTTGGGACCGCTTGCGGGAAAGGGATTGAAATGACCCACAGACCCGCACACAAAAATCCGCAATGGACGCCGTGGCTGGCGGAGCTTTTATTTTCGCTCCAAGGCCCAAGGCCCAAGCCCATCCATAAGGTTAAGGTGGTGGTGGAGGGGCGGAAGGTGCCCTTGACGGTTTACGAATCGGTGGAGGCCGCAAGGGAGCGTTCTGAGCGTCGCCGCCCCAAGTCCCAGACAACCCCGGCGGGTAGGGTTGCATCATAACCCGTAGGAGGATTTGGCTATGAAGTTAGACCCCTATTGGGCCTCCACAGGGTTGCTCCCGCATGTAGTAGCTACTTGTGTTGTGGGGCGGGATGAGAGAACACGGGAACGGCCCACGGATGTACAGGACCGCCTTGCCGCCTTGCTCGTGCAACGAGCAGATCATGTGGTGCAGCGGAATCCAAGCTTCGCCCGTAGGTTGAACACCAAAAGCAACCTGGGCCGTGACCGCCTTTATGCTTTTATGCGGCATTGGTTGGAGGGTATTCTGAAGGAGGAGAACCAATGAGTCACCATATGATCTACACCTCGCGGTCGCAGTTAGAGTCTTGGCAGGCGTGTCCCAGGAAGTATTACTTGGAGTATGTCCTGGAGGGTGGGCTGGACCTTGATATGAGCGCCACGGCGTTGAACATTGGGTCGGCGGTCCACGGAGCGGTGGAGCAGATACTTCGTGCCCAACAGGAGTTCGGTCCTGACCAGGACTCCCTGTTGGCTCTTGGGTTAACTGCTGCCGCTGCCTCCCCGGAGTACGCGACCTTGGAGTCCCAGGACGACCGCGACCTCGTGACGGCGTTGGTGCGGACGTGGTGGGCCGAGGGGCTGCCGGTGCTACGGGGCTGGAAGGTGGAGGATGTGGAGAGGGAAGAGGTGTTTGACTTCCACACTGGATTGGGTTATAAGCATACTGAGGCCGATCACGAAATGGTCCGCTTCCAAAGCCGCTCCGACCTGATCGCCCGTGCCCCAGACCCGGTGCATGATCCTGTGGGGCGGGCACTCAACGGTTTGGCCGTGGCCCCAGGTCTCTACAACTGGAACCTCAAGACGTGGCGGTCCTGCGGCCCTGCGTGTGGAGGTGGGAAATGTGGGTGGTGCCGGGGGTGCCGTCAGCGAGCGCTGCACACCGACGCCCAGACCTTCACCGAACTTTTAGGCGCTGAGAAGCGCCTAGGGGAGCAATTCATGGGGGTGGTGTACCAGATTCTTGTTAAGGAGGATCATCCGTTGGTGTGGAACTTTCGCAACCCCGCGACGGGCCAGAGCTTCCTACAACGGTCCTGGCACTGTCACGCTTCCCACGAGAACACCCACAAGAAGAAGCCAGACCTGTGTACGGGGGATAAGTGGCACAAGCTCCCCAATGACTTTGAGCGGGTGCCGGTGCGGGATCAACCGGGGGGTCAAGCGGCCCACTTTGAGCGCATCCGTGCCGAGGAGCCGGAGTTGCTCAAGGATTATCATGTAATCCTTGGGCCGATGGCGCGACCCAGTGACTACCTCATGGAAGAGTGGGTGGATATGTGGCTACCTCGTGCTGCGGCCCTTGACGGGGCTGCAATCGATGCGGAGAAGCTGCGGCGGGCGGGCAACCCGGAGGCCCTAGAGCGGCATCTTAGGTCTCAGTGGCCGAAGCACACGGCCCACGGGAATTGTGTTAAGATGTATGGCGGTAGGTGCCCCGCCTTTTCGATTTGTCACGCGGGGGCCGACCCGAGCGGGTGGCCGGTAAGGGTGGCGAACCATCCGAAGGAGGGCTTGAAATGAAGGTCTACATCATCAGTTCGGGAGAGTATTCTGACTTCAGATACCACGGTGTATTCTCCTCCGAGGCTCTAGCGCAAGAATACATCGAAAAGGCAAAGCGGGCCGAGGAGTATTGGGCCAACGGCGCTAGGGTAGAGGAGCATGAGGTAGATGCACTAAAGGACACCTAAAACTGTACCGTTTGGCGTTGTGCCATTCGCCTCAAGGATGGAGAAATTCTAGAGGATGGGGAGTATCTTGACTTGGTTGTGCCCTTCCGGGGCCGGGTCGTCCAGAGTGCTGTAGCAGTGCCGTTTTACGCCCACGCATTGATAAGCCGCGTCATAAGTTGCGTCTCTGCCGAACACGCCCGGAAGTTGGCGGTAGAGGAGAGGCAGCGGTGGTTGCGGGAAGCGCCGCTGCGGGATGCGAAAGAGGCGGTGATTGATGAGCGGCGCTGAAATGACTGACAGAGAGGTACTTGATCTTGTTGTGCAGCGGCTCAATGCCGCTAACTGTCAGGACTTATGGCACATTCTTTCGGCGCTGCGCGGCCCAGACGGTGGGACGGAAGATTTGAAGTTGCTGAGCACGGCGCGGTTGAGGCATGAGATCGGTTTTACCCGATATGAGATGCTTTGCATACGAGAGGCGAACTTGTTAGACTCGGAAATAACGCAGCGGGACGTGCTTTTGCGCCGGGGTTCCTTTCACTTTAGAGATCACTTCGTCAAGGCCAGTGAGGCTTTTAGTCGTCTGTTTGACCGGGAATTGGAGATGAGGCGGTTTACGGAGTAACTATGAACTGCATCCTCCCACTTTTCCTCTTGATTGTCGCGCCTGAGCCGTGCGCCGTCTATGAGCATCTTCAAGCGCAGGTTGTGAAGGTTGAGCATTCACGGGCGGTTGAACGATTCTATCGCGGCCTGCCGAATGATCCAAAGACGCTGGAAGAGACTGTTGGTCTGGGAAGGCTGCTGAAAGTAATTGAGGAGCAGGAGCCGTTCCCGTGTGGCGGTGGTTATCTCTGCGCCGGAAACTTCTCAAACTTCTTGGGCGTTATGACCTTGCGTTACGTGGGATCATTGGAGGAGAGCCGGGGAGTGGTGTTTCACGAACTCGGTCACATGCTCTATAGGTGGAACTCGTTAGCGGAGAGCGCCGCTGTTGGGCACGGAGGCCCAGACGATCCGCATTTTATTTTTGCAAAGCAGTGGTTGGATTGGCACTACCCGGTCGAGGGGCATCCGTACAACCCAACGCTGCTGCCCTCCCTGTGGGTGGAACTTGACAGTGGGCTGGTGTACGGCGGGCTGGTGTGCCGAGTCTTAGCAATGGGGGTACAATGACTAGGTTGCTGGATGAGTTGAGGGAACAGGAGGTGCGGGATGCCGGATGACCAAGCTGCGATTAGGGGGACTATGCGGGAGGTGATAGAGGCGTGTCAGATGCACCAAAAGGCGTTGATGCACCCCTTGGATGAAGAGACGGTGGTGGACTTGCGGTTGGGTGTGGAGATGTCATTAGAGAGCCTGCGGTCTGTGCGGGATTGGTTGGATGAGAGGTTGCGGTGAGGGGCAAAGATCATCGGGATCATCGCTGCGGCTTTCGCGTTCCCCGGCATCCAGGGGCCAGCGATGTGACGCCGCCGATCCGGTTAGCAGAACTTGTGGGGCCGAAAGGCTAGTGCCACTATGCGCCGGTCGGCGGCTGATTGAAAGGAGCGAAATGAGTGAACCGCAACCGTTGAGCGAGCGAGAACTGAATCAGATTTGCCAAGCACTCGAAGATGGAGAATACTGGGCTGTAAAGATGTCACAGTGCAAGGAGGCTGTCTCCGAACTCCGCGCCCTGCGGAAGGCAGTTTGCCAAATGATTGCAGAGCATGAGCAGTGGGAGGCTGATATTGCGGCTGTGATTGGGAGACCAATTAACCACGGCTGGCCCGCGAAGGAAGCCGTCGAGGCCCTGCTCCCGCCAGAGGAACCCGATCCTTCCGCCTGCCGCTACCAGCGGGAGCGGGATGCCCTGAAAGCCAACTTGCTGCAAGTGGAGGAATGGCTAAAACAACGCGATGAGGCGCTGGCTACGGTGCAAGTCGAGGATGAGACACTGAAAGCCGAGCGGGACCGCTACTGTGGGCAACTTGAGAAGATAGGGCACTATTTCTCCTCGCTGATTCCTGACTGGCGGGACGATTCTACCGACATGGCCGATGCGATCACGAACTATAGCCAAGCGCTGAAAGCCGAGCGGGATAAATTTCAAATGTGGTACTACATTGCAGAAGAAACCCTGTGCTCTTGCCACCTGCCGGATAAGGTGATTTGTGAGTGGCACGGGCAAAATCCAGGTGCGCCCGATGCGGAGGTGTTCACGCTTGCTGATCGCGCAGAGAAGGCAGAAGCCGCCCACGACGAGGCCGTGCGGAAGATTCGAGAGGAATTGGATCAGTGGCATGATGTGCTAACAGATGAGACGGCTACGCCTCGAATGTTGGCATATAGAGAGGGTCTGCAATTCGCCCTCGCCGCCCTGGGCGCATGGAGACGAAGGCGAAAGCGGGGCGTCGCGCCAGTGGGGAGGAGTCGGAAATCATGAATCAGTATAGGATCACCTTAAGCAAGACTTCTGACGGCAAGCAGGAATACTTGCAGATCATCTCGGAGGATCAGTTCACTACCAACATCGTTCTCATTGGCAAGTTTCAATTGACGGATGCGAGGGAGCGGAAATGAAAGTCACTGAAGAGATGGTGCGGAAGATCGAGGCGGCTCTGGACAATGATTGCACAGTGTCCAACCGCTGCCGCGTATGGCTACGTTCACTGCTCGACAAGCGGCAGCAACTCATCGAAGAACGTGACGAAACTTGGAAGGCGAAGGTCACGAATGCCTTTGACAGTGGTTGGGTTGTACGCGAAGCTCAAGCCCGCCGTGAGACCTGGGAGGCCGCGATTGAGGCGGCGGCGAAGTTCGTTGGTGATACCGATAATCCCCAAGGGAACTCTTATCGGTTGTTACTTGCTGGGAAAATCCGCGCCCTTAAGATGCCAGAGCCTACACCTCCCTCCACAGATGAGGGGTTGCGTTAAGGGGGTAGCGATGCGTAGAGGAAAGAGGCAGAAGTGGTCGTGGTCGCGGTCGGGGTCGTGGTCGTGGTCGCGGTCGTGGTCGCGGTCGTGGTCGGGGTCGGGGTCGTGGTCGCGGTCGCGGTCGCGGTCGTGGTCGTGGTCGGGGCCGGGGTCGGGGTCGCGGTCGCGGTCGGGGTAATCGTAGCTTCAAAGGAGAACAAAGATGAGAAAGGTTGTTAGTATCCAGGAAGTTGAAGGTGAGGGTTTGATGGCATTGTTGAACGAAAAAGTCATTTTGTTGTGCCTCAACTATATTTACATCGGGCTTCTCACAGGGGTCAATGAAACCTGTGTTCAGTTGGAGAACCCGAGCCTTGTGTATGAGACAGGAGAGTGGTCGGCACCCACTTATAAGGATGCTCAACGGTTGCCTATGAAGCATCTTTATGTTAATATCGCAGCGATTGAGGCGTTTGGGAAACAGCGTTAGGCAACCCCCGCAGCGTTGGGGGCATCCAATCAATGAGGAGGAATTAAAGTGGCTCAAATTGCTGAGGTTGTTCACGGGGGAACACTGGTTAAAAGGGAGTCCCTTTCTATGCGAGAGCGGTTAGCTACTCAATTAGAGTTGGCGGTTGATGACCTCCCCGACGACTCCGCCGCCGAACTTCTGACGGGTGGAAACTTGGCGGTACTCTCGCCAAAGGTACGCACTGCATATTATTTGTGGCGGTGCAAGATGATGGGGTTGGACCCCTTATCAAAGCCATTCGATGTGATCGAGACTACTGACCGCTCAGGAAAGAAGCGCACGGTCCTATATGCGAATCGAGGAGCGGGCGATCAGCTTAGGCTCCCTCCCGGTCCCCGCCGAGGTATTGGGATGATTGATTTTGGTCCCGGAGAACCCATCCGTGTAGAGCGGACGGCTGACATGCTTACCATTTGGGTACGGGGGCGGGAGTTGGAAACGGGGCGGGAGGAGATCAACTGTGCCTCCACCTTTATTGGGGGGGTGGGTCAAGCGGATGGCCTCGCCCGTGCCATTGACAAGACGATGACTAAGGCGATCCGCCGCCTTACCATGTCTATGACCGCAAGCGGTATGATAGATGAGACTGAGAAGGACCTTGTACCGGGGGCGCGATCCTCAGAGGCTTTAATGGATGTGTAGTCATGTATACCCGTGCGGCTAAATTTGACGACCTTGCCCACCTACAACGATGGTTAGATCACAATCAGTTTGTTATGTGGGGGCAAAAACCAATGCACTTTGGGTTTTTGTATTCGATGCCGTACCGTACAGTGTGTTGGGCTGTTAAATCGGGTTTAGTGGTGGCTGCAATCTGGAGAGAGAGAAAGGCAACCCCCGCAGCGGTGGGGGCATCAAACCAAAATGACCGAACTCAAAGGAGACAACGATGACTGACATCTTTTCGACCGTAACAGAAGAAATCCCGAAAGATTTGCAAGATGACCTCGGAGCCGATTATATCTTTACCGAGGCTGATGTACAAAGCGGGGGAGAATTTGAGCCCCGCATCCTCCCCGGCACCGTTTACTTCCGCTTTGAAGTGACCGATCACAAAGAGCCGCAAGAAGGCGAAACTGCACACCAAATCACTTACACGGCTCATGTGCAGGTCGCGGACCTTGGGCCTGGGCGACTTCGCCGTGACACTGGACAGTCTGAGGTTCCCATTACCTACAACCGCATTTGGGTCCGTCCACCGGAACGTGATCCGCAAACGAAGGAGTTTAAGAGTAAGCCCTACGATCTGATTGCGTTGCACGCCGGCTTGCACCGTAAGGAAGGGAAAAGCCTTCTGGCTGAGCAGGGACCTGCTGACTTCAAGGAGATGTTGCGTCGGGTTCTGGAGGCCGGGAGTGGCACGCACTTCGCCAAGGGGTCGCTTATTTGGGAGTCGTACAAGAAGTTCGAGACCGGCCCCCAAGTGTTCAGCACAAGCCCGAGGAAGGGGAGGAACCCGCAGAATCCTTGGCCGCCCCGTGACGAAAATAATCAACTGCCCATCTCTGTCACCTTTGCTGATGGAGATACCAAAACGGCGCAAGAGAAGATTGGACGGGTGTATGCAATAAAAGCGAAGGGTGCGAAGTGACCTCTTCGGTGATTCGTCTGGGGTGTGGTTGTTGCCACACCCCTACGGTTCACGTCCCAGGTCAGGGGTGTGTTTGGCGCTGCGTCGCCTGTGGTGCAAACCGGCCACGAGAATCAAACTTTGTTAAGGAGGGAAGTATGAGGGCTGCTGAAGCGATGAGGTTGGGGTTTATCGGTGGGTTGAAGCCGGTGGCGGGCGTCCGCTATGACGGTAGGGGCGGGGGGTGTGCGCTTGGAGCTATTCAGGCGGCGCATGGGGTGAACCTGGAGAAATACCTTGACGGTGTCTGCTCCGTAGAAAGGTATTACCCTTGGCTCCGAGAGCCTGTGCGACTGCCGAGGACTACCAGTTATGGTCCCGAAGGTTCTAGGGTGTCAGGGGTGACAGCAATCGCATCCCTATTCAACCAGCACGTCATGGCCGACCCGCCGACCATGACCATTGAGGAGCTTGCGGATTGGATCGAGAGCGTGGACCCGACGCCGCGCACCCAGGAGGTCGCACCGGAGGCGGTGACGGAGCCGGTCCACCAACAAGTTTGACTTTGCCAGCCTGCATGGTGCTGCACGAGAGGTGCAGACGGGCCATACGCACCCCCATGAAACACAGGCTGGCAGCCCCCTTCGCCGCAGCGGCGAGGACTTTTGACCCAAACGCAGCAACCCGCGAGGCGGTTGTAGGGCGTGCCCAGCGGACCTGGGCCACACGGCACACCAGCAAGCCTGGAACCAAAACTGGTACATCCACTTTCTTGAAAGGAGCCACAATGAACGGTGAAAAGATAACTGTTGAGGTCACTGAGGATGATATTCGGAGGGCGGAGACGACGAACTTTCTCAAGCGGGACCGCAGCAGGTGGTGCCCCATTGCTAGGGCGTTGAGGCGCACGGTGGGAGATACCCCCGAGGTGGAGCATAGTAGGGCCACGTTCACAAGAGGTAAGCGGACCTTTGCAGCGCGCCTACCTACGAAGGCTAAAAGGTTCATCACTCAGTTTGATAACCATGCGGTCGCCAAGCCGACGACCCTAACCCTCTACTTCAAGGAGGTCCCCAATGAGCCGTAAACGAAACGTCACTGGAGACTTTCTCGACTACTTCGAGAGTCTGACCAGCCAGACCGCCACAGACATGCTGCTGGATGAGATTCAGCGCCTCGCCCGACGCAAGGGGATTACGTTGCGGTACTTCCGGCGAGTCTCGGCTGCCAAGCCGAATGGGCGGGCCGTTGAGGTGAGGCCGCGTCGTGTAGAGACGGGGGAGGCAGGACTCGGAGTGGTGGCGGTTGGGGGGACCATAAATGAAGCGCCGTAAATTCCTCACCGCCCTCGCAACCCTGCCTCTCCCCTTCACGGTGCCGTGGCTCCAAGGTTTGGCGGAGCGCCACCCGGAGTTGCCGATGCCCGTGGCTCCGGCTCCTGAGCCGTTGCGGTGTGCGTGCGGCGATTGGCCGATCCAGCCTGGGGTCGAGGACATCATCATCCGCTACAGTGTCGGGCCGGTGGACTGGGAGCGGCACCGGACGGAGGAATGTTTCAAGCAGCAACGGTCGGCCTGTGCTTGCGAAACCTTAGACCTCCCCAGGAGACCTATGTCTGCGGGTGAAGAAGTATGGCATGGTCACGATAGTTGCACCAGGATTACCCACAGGCCAATGGGTCCTCCACCCTACACTTATATAGGTAATTGGTGTGAATACCATCGGAGGAAACCCGTATGAACCCCACTGAAGACCTCGCCGCCCACATTGAGCTTTGTGCCTTCTGCCAGGAGTTGGAGGAGGACTACTCCGGCCTCAACCAAGAGGATGTGGAGAGGTTGCAGCAGCACCACTTTGAGGAGTGGGAGGCCGAGCAGGTGCGTGCCGCACAGGAGACGAAGTTTAGGGAGTGGGAGGGGGATTAGGCATGGACGGGGGTCAAAGATGAGTGATAAGGGTCTTACGTCTTACCCAGATGTTTATGCGCTGGGGCACCGAATGACCGTTGATATCCTTCAACACGCGGTCACCGTAGAAGAGAAGGTAGATGGCAGTCAATTCTCTTTCGGGCTCAATTCGGGTGGTGAATTGATGTGCCGCTCCAAGGGGGCTCAGATATTTCCAGAGGCTCCCGAAAAAATGTTCACCAAGGCTGTAGAGACGGCTAAAGCTCTTGCCCCCCATCTCCAGCCTGGGTGGACTTATCGGGCTGAGTATCTTCAAAAGCCAAAGCACAACACCCTTTGCTATGGGAGAGTCCCTAAACAACACCTCATCTTATTCGATGTTAATACCGGACTCGAAACCTATGCTCCACCTTTCGTGCGACAGCAAATTGCTGATAGCCTCGGGTTGGAGTGTGTTCCTCTTATATTCCAAGGCCGTGTGGATGGGGGCCTCGATCAACTGAAGGAGTGGCTCAACCGTGACAGTCTTCTTGGGGGCGTCAAAATTGAAGGGGTGGTGTTGAAGCCGGTTGGTATGAACCTATTCGGCCCGGATAAGAAGGCCATTGTCGCCAAATATGTTAGTGAAGCCTTCAAAGAGATTCATGGCAGGGAATGGAAGGCTGCGAACCCTTCAAGTAAGGACATAATTACCGATATTGTACTTCACTACAAAACCCCCGCTCGGTGGGAGAAAGCCGTACAGCATCTAAGAGATGCGGGGACCTTAGAGGGGTCACCACGAGATATCGGTAAGTTGATGACTGAGGTGCCAAAGGATATCGAGAAAGAGTGTGTAGATGCCATCAAGGATGCGCTCTGGAGATATGCGTGGCCGAAGATACGGCGGGGGACTGTGGCAGGTTTGCCGGAGTGGTACAAAGAACGATTAGCATCTGAGGTGCTGGAGGTCAAAGAATGAAAGCAGAGCCGTTTAAGCCCGGTGCTTACATCATCCGCCTGACTCTGGAGTTGTTTACGGTCATAAAGGAACCTGTTTTTGAGGAGGTTCTGATATCTGAAGCCGTCAATCACGGGACGCTGATTGACTCGTCCATTGAGCAGGTGTTTGAGAAATAATGCCTAGTCACCAAGTCAACAAAAAGCGCCGCCACATCGTCAAGCGTCTATGGAACCAACGCTGCGCCTTTTGTGGTGCCTCCGCCCCCCTGACCATTGACCACATCCAGCCTCAGCGGTTGAACGGCTCCGACAAAATTCATAACCTCCGTCCTCTGTGTGAGCCTTGTCATCGGCGGTTGCAGCCCGCCACCTTCAGCCGTTGGTTCCAAGCATGTGCCCACGTCTTTGTGGATTCCCAGCGGATTGTGCGGGAGGCACCCAACCATGAACTGACCGCGACCAAGGTGTGCATCAACTGCGGGGGGTATAGCGACTGATGTCCCTCATCATCTCCGAGCCGGAGTTCCGTAAGGCTCTTTATGAGGTTTTGCAGCCTCTCCGGGGACGATTCAAGTGCGTTACGGGTCCTGGTCGAAGCGGCGCGGTAGCCTCAGTGTACGCCTCCCACTTCCTCAAGATACCGTGGGTTCCTTGCCGCAGCGTGCGGAGTGCGAAGCTCCACCCTGTCCTAGTTGTAGATACAGCGGTGATGACTGGGGCGACACTAAGAAAGGCTTCCCGGCGGGTTGAGGCCCCGTGCTCTGTTGTGGCAGTCTATATGGAGCCTCCAATTATACGTTTTTGGTATGAGGTGTATTGATGCCAACCGGCCCCATCTGCGGCGGCTGCCCCAACCAACCCCACGGTGAGCGGTTCATCCAAGCTGACGGGGATGGCTCCAGCGGCATCCTCTTCCTGGGCGACAGCCCTTGGCGGGATGAGATGGCCGCAAACCGTAACTTCAGCGGCGCGGCGGGCCACCTCTATGAAGGAAAGTGGCTGAAGTGGCTGGGCCTTGACCGTCGGGCTGTCACCACCGCTAACTCCATGTGGTGTAAGCCCCCAAAGTTAGGGTGGACCGACAACGCCAACCGCACCCCCGACGCCTATGCCTCCCTTCAGCACTGCCGCCCCTACCTCGACCAACTTGTGGAGGAGCGCAAACCTCGGGTGATCGTCCCAATGGGTAATGTGGCTCTGGGCCGAGCCTGTGGCATCAGCGGCATCGAGAAGGCTCAAGGATACGTCCATGAGTCGGTGTGGGGCATCCCGGCTGTCCCCACCTTCCACCCCAGCTATGTGTTGCAGGGGAAGCAGAAGCTCTCCCCAATGATCCTTGTGGCCCTCAAGCGGGCGCAGCGGATCGCCAACGGCACCTATGAGCCGTCACAGTACCAGTTGATCCTTGACCCCACACCGAGCGACCTCAGAACCTACCTTGACCTCTTCCCCGTTGACCTTGGGGATGTGGACATCGACATTGAGACCCCGGAGTCTGCTGACCTGGATGAGGATGACATCGACCTAGATGTGGAGGCCGAAGAGGATGAGCTTCCGGGGGAGACCCGCGACAGCAGCTTTAACATCATCCGCGCTGGGTTTGCGCTGGAGCCGGGGGTAGCGGTCAGTTTCCCCTATGAGTGGCCGTACATCGACATCCTTGCAGAGGTGATGGGTCGGGCCACGACCTGCTGGGAATGGACCAACCGCCACTTCGACTCTGTGCGGCTGACCAAGGCGGGGCTCAAGGCACGACGATGGGCCTCTGGGATGTGGATGTGGCACTTCTACAAGAGCGACCTGCCAAAGGCGCTGGGCTTCGTTGCGCCACTGGTCCACAACGGGCCACCGTGGAAACAGCTTTCATCGGAGTCCCCAGCCTACTACAACGGAATGGATCACGTTATCCAAAACGCCATCCGCCGCTACACCGAGGAGCGCTTGCGGGCCGAGGGCAGGTGGGAAGCCTTCTGGCGGCATTGTGTAGAGACGGATGAGATTTTGGTGCAGATGACGCGGCCTGGATTTCTTATCGACAAGGCTGAACAGGATCGGTTCCGGGAGAAGGTGGAGGCGCGGTATGTGGCCGATGTGGATGCCCTTCAGAGCATGGTGCCTGCTCAGGCTCGCAACCTCCACCCCAAGAATGGATACAAGAAGCCGCCCAAGGCTGGGGCAGTGCCTCCGCTTGGTGTCTTGGGCTCCAAGGCCAAGGAGTTACCCCCGGTAATCCGTGATACCCTGTTGAGCCATGTCCACCTTGTAGAGCAAGATGGGCACATGGGGTGGCTGAAGCCCTTTAACCCCCACTCGTCGCAGCAGGTAGTGGCGCTTATCAAGGCGCTGAGGTTGCCAGTGCCCATGAACCATCGGGAGCAAAAAGCGACCACCGAGGCCAAGCATCTGAAGAAGTTGGTGCACAAACACCCGGCGTTCCGCACCCTCCTCGACTGTCGAGAGTCGAACAAGATGTTGACCACCTACATTTGGGGCGGCCCCGAGGAGGCCCATGAGTCCCCCGATGGCCCCAAGACCTGCATCCGCATCTGGACCCACTACGGCTTCAACCCCAGTACATGGCGTAAGAATAGTTATCAGGTCAACTCGCAGAACATTCCGAAGCGGTCAGATTTGGCCCAACAGTTCCGGCGGATGATCGTTGCTGCCCCAGGACACCAATTTGTAGCCTTTGACTCCTCAGCCATTGAGGCCGTCCTGGTGGGTTACTTTGCGGGATCGGCGCGGTACATCCGTCTCGCCAAGATGGGCGTCCATGACTGGGTTACTTCTGTGAAGGTGGGGCAACCAATTCCCCTTGATCTGCCGGATGAGGAACTCCGCGCCCGGTGCAAGGCCATCAAGAAGGCATTTCCGGTTGAGAGGGAGATGATAAAACGTGTCGTCCACCTTTCAAACTACAAGGGTACGCCGGGGCGCATATTTGAGGAATATCCTGAGCACTTCCGCAACGAAAAGGAAGCGAAGGACCTTCAGGACTTGTACTTCAACACCGACCCCGGCAAGGACGTAGTACGTTGGCAGAATGCCACGCTGACACTTGCGCATAAGGAGCATGTGTTAAAGACTCCTGTGGGTTATTGGCATGAGTTTTACAACGTCTTCACCTATGACAAGAAGTATGGGAAGTGGCGGCTAGGCGACGATGCCAAGCGGTGCATCGCCTTCAAGCCCCAGGGCACAGCCTCGGGCATCCAGACAGAGGTGCTGCTGTGGGTCGCAGAGCATCACCCCTGGTTGGTGGCTTTGCTGCGGCTCATCATCCACGACGAGATTGCGGCGGAGGTGCCGGACGCACAGGTGCCGGACGCCGTGGCGGTCCTGCAACAAGGCTTCACCCAAGCGTGGCCTCAACTGGGCGGCCTCAGCATCGGCGCGGAGGGCAAGGTGGGACGGAACTTGGCGGAGTGGTCGCCGGACAACCCGGATGGTCTTCGGGGCATCTGATGTGAAGGAGGATAACACATGAGTAGTTTAGATGAAATGCTTGCTGCTGCTTCTCAACAGGAGAAGTTACCTTGGGAGTGGTAGTCTGGAGGAATTGGGGGCTACGACTGAGGAGGAGGTGGGGTTACTGTTTGCGCTCTTGCGAGAGATGTTGGAACAAGATGTGCAGCAGTTACAGCGGGGTGCGGAGGCAACCCCGACGGCCTCCGGGGCATCTGAAGGGATAGGAGGAAATCATGCTGACCAAAGCTGAGAAACGAGCAGCCAAGCGGGCGACACTGACCGACACAAGGGCTAGGTTTCGTTGGGCGGTTAAAGAGGGGCGAAGGATTTTGCTCTGACCGGCAGCCAAAGTCGCGCAGTTGCGCGGCAGCTATGAGGCACGCCAATTTCTTTTTCCTCACGTTCTTGAGAGGAACCTCTTCCAACCTCTACAGGATGTTCAGGAATGGCTGGGATTTACTTCGGACACCCAATATCTTGCTGGCTTCCAAACCGGCGAGACACTCAAGCGGCTCAAGGCCGCAAAGGTGGAATAAGCGATGCACGACACCCCGCTCATCATCGCCACATGGCTCCTTGAAGTTGCGGTGGGGTTGTGGTGGGGTTTTGGGGGTTGCGGCTTCTGATCTTGAAGGAAGGGAGATGACGAAATGGAGACCAAACTGACACCGATGAATCCCAAGGTTAAGGCCCGTTGGTTGCGGGCGCTCCGCAGCGGCAAGTTCAAACAGTGCCGTGGGGTTCTGCGGCAAGGCGATACCTTTTGTTGCCTCGGAGTGCTGATGGAGTTGGCGAAGCGGTCGAAGGTGATCCAGGACTACATCCACACACACGGCACGTTATCTTCCGAGGTGGTTGTATGGGCGGGGCTCAAAAACCGTGACCCACTCATCAGCCCAAGCGGTTCGGCAACAAAGTACAACGATGGGATAGGCGATGAACTTCCGCGCAGCTTCGAGGAAATCGCCGACCTTATCGAAAAGAATCTGTGACGGGGTCGATGGGGTCCGCTGAAGGAAGGGGTTTCTGTGGTACGAAGAGGGGAAGCCGGATGCAGCGTCACTCAAAGCCAGGCAACGTGTTTCTTAAGGGGTTTCACGACCTGGGGTACGAAGGGCGCTTACAAGCCGGTTACTCCCTTCGTACCGCAAAAACCCCTTTCCCGCGACGCGGAGAGTGGGGGCGAACAAAAGGCGAAGGAGGACGGTGATGCTGATAATAAACAAAGATGGTCTGTTGGGCTGCTGGTACGGGGGGTGGGAGGCTCGTGGAGGTGTCCGGCCCCCACAGATGAACTTATGCCACTTTGTCCGGGTGCTAGTGGTGTGGGCACCGCTGCGGTGGTTCTTTTGTGGGAAGAATAGCTGGTCCATCCCCCCGTATATCGGGTTTCTGGGTGCAGCACTGGGAGGTATCCTTTTAGCCCTTTTCGTAGAAGCGGCTTGGGTAGATGGGTGGGCCTTTTGGTGGAAGTTGGGGTTAATAGTTGGAACCGTAGCAGTGACTTTTGGGGGTGGGTTGGGGTTGTGGTGGGGGCTAGAGGAGGGTTTCTCAAGGTTTCAAGAACCTCTCCGAGTCATACGCGACTACCGCGCCGCCCGCCACAGTAAAATCTGTCCACTTGTGGAGATCAAATGAGTCTCAAAGTCTCGTGCCAAAAGCACCCTCGATACAACGGCACCAACCCGCCCCGAGCTTCCTGCACCGGCTGTCAGGCGATCTTTGCATTGCGGGCCTCAGCCCTGATGGCGCGGTTGAAGGTTGGGGGGCCAAAGCAGAAGAAAGAGGTCGATCATGGTGTCTAAGTGGGATCAGCGATTCCTAGACCTAGCTCGCTACGTCTCTCTTTGGTCTAAGGACCCCAGCACAAAGACTGGGGCCGTCATCACCAAAGGCCGCCAAGTGGTGTCATTGGGGTACAACGGTTTTGCTGCTGGTGTGGCTGACACCCCTGAACGCCTTGAGGACCGAAAGACAAAGTACGCCATGATGGTCCACTGCGAGCGCAACGCCATGTTGTATGCAAGGGAGCTGCTGAGGGGGTGTACCCTATACACTTGGCCCTTCATGTCCTGTGCTCCGTGTGCTGCGATGGTCATTCAAGTGGGGATCGTGAGATGCGTCGCCCCGGCCTCGGACAACCCTAGGTGGCAGGAGGATTTTGCCCTCGCATCCTTGATGTTTGCGGAGGCGGGAGTGGAGTTGGTACTTGTTGGTGGGGGTGAGTAGTGCAGTATCTTGGTGGAAAGTCACGAATAGCTAAAAAGATCGCCGCTTACCTCCGGTCGGTGCGGAAGCCGGGGCAGTTATATATAGAGCCCTTTGTAGGTGGTGCAAGTGTGCTGGTCCTGATGGAGAACCCTAGACAAGCGTCTGATCTTTGTGAGGATTTGATTTTGTTGTATCAGGCATTACAAGGGGGATGGATGCCCCCTGAGACCGTTACTGAGGAGGAGTACTGCGAGATGAAAAACGCTCCTCCCTCTGCTCTACGAGGCTTCGTAGGGTTTGCGTGTTCGTTTGCGGGAAAGTGGTTTGGTGGCTACGCGAGGGCTAAAACACACTATCGGAATTATGCCCTGAACGCCGTTAATGGGTTTAGGAAGCTCAAGCCTCGTTTAGAGGGTGTACAACTTTATCATTGTGACTATCGCGCCTTTACTGCGTCCAATGCCTTAATATACTGTGACCCCCCTTACGCCGCAACAACGGGATACGATGCCACGACCAAGTTTAACTGGGTGGATTTTTGGGAGCACGCAAGGTATCTATCACAGAACAACACCGTTATAATTTCAGAGTATGCGGCCCCTGAGGACTTCGTGTGCGTTTTGGAAATACCCACAAAGCTGGATATGAATCGAGGTGCGGGCAAACCTCTTGTGTATCGAACGGAGCGCCTCTTCCAATGGGCACCCGCGCTAAAGTCGAGTTAGCCCGCCTCTCCCGTCTCTGGGAGGAGCGCTACCGATACAACCCCACTGAGCGCCGGGGCATCTTACTTGCAATGGAGGATTGGATTATGCAGGATACCATGAACGCCCGCGTTGAGCGGGGGCTGTTGGACATCGAAGCGGAGTTGGAGGCGGCAGTGTCCAAGTTCCCGCCCTTCCGCTCCGCCCACGAGGGCTATGCGATCCTTCTTGAGGAGATGGACGAACTTAAGGCGGAGGTGTGGAAGAACCCCGCCAAGCGCGACCCGGTTAAACTCCGGGCGGAGGCCGTCCAAGTGGCGGCGATGGCGCTGAGATTTTTGGTGGATGTGGCTTATTGAGGGAGTTATGGTTTTTAACGCCAAGGCAAAGAACAGCACAGACTTGTATGGGACACCACCTGAAGCCACAAACCTGTTGCTTCCTTATCTAAAGCCGTTCAAAAAGATTTGGGAACCTTGCTGCGGCTTTGGGGCCATTTCTGCTGTGCTGTTGCGTGGCGGGTGGGAAGTTGTAGCGTCCGATATTTCAACGGGGTTAGATGCTCTGTCATCGCTTCCTCTTGAGTGGCAAGAGGTTGATGCTATTGTTACTAACCCACCCTATACACAAAAGACGGAATTTTTAGCTCGGTGCTACGCCTTGGGGCGTCCGTTTGCATTGCTCCTTCCTTGTGATCTGGTCAATAAGCACAGGACAGCCCTTTTTAGGGTCCACGGGGTTCAACTTATTGTCCCAGACAAGCGCATTCAGTTTTTGAGATTCGCGGGTGGAGGGGTATCTAGGGCATCTTCACCTAACATGGGTTCCTGTTGGTTCACCTGGGGGATGAATCTTCCCTCTGACTTAATCTTTACTTCTTTGGAGGAGGCTCGATGACCGACCGAAACCTAGCAGAAAAGTTAACCGACGGTGAGGCGGTAGCGTCCGTCCGGGAGCGCCAGCGAGAGTCCCAAACAATCCCCCGCGCCGACTACACCAAGCTGTTCCGTGATGAGGTAACTGCGCTGGCGGCGTTGACCGACGGTAAGAACTCCAGCTACGCTAATGACGATGACGCACTGGCAAACTTCCGTCTCATCGAGCACCTCAGTCATGGGCGGTTGACCACCGCTGACGGCATCCTGACGCGGATGACCGACAAGCTCCAACGGATCGTCAACCTCCATTATGGTGCGTCCAACAACTTCGAGTCTGAGGCCGACAACCTAATGGACCTTGCGGTGTATGCGATCATCCTCAAGATTCACAAGCAGCGCGGGGGGCGGTGATGAAACACGGATTCTTGTCAAGTAAGGACTTAAATATTATACGCGGTAAAGTAATGGTAGGGGCCGCAACACCAACCGAAATATTAAAAGTGTTTCGGCATTTGGATGAGTTAGAAATAGCCCTCGATGCCTATGGCCTCGATGACCTTTTTATTGGTGCTGAAGGTTGGCGGCATGTGATACTGGGGGAGGACTGATGAGTTACGAAGCCTATACCGGCGAGGGGTTGCAGCGACACATTGAGCGGTGTCCTGCTTGTGCCTACCTTGACGCGCATGGGCACCCGGAACTTTGCGCCGAGTGCGACCATCCGTGGCATGTAGGGTTGTGCGGCCCGTCCTACTGCCCCTGTGAAGAGTGTAGTGATGCCATGACGCCGGAGCAGGTCGCAGACGAAATCAACGCCCACGCCCGAGACGAGGACGAGGCGGCTTACGATAAGGCGATGGACGCCAAACTGAGCGAGTGGAAGGAGCGTGAGCGATGAGCGGCGAAACAGGAGGCCACAAATGAACGAAGAATATACGCACACACATCAAGGCGGACTGAAATGCAGTTTTCCAGATGACAAATGCCCAGCATTCGACCCGTCACATGAATTAAACGAGGCGATTTTCCAGACTCAGATTGTCGCGTGCCGCGAACAACGAGATCACTGGAAAGGAGTTTCCGATGCGTTGGCGATCCAGTTGCGAGTTCTCCAAGCCGCCTACGACGATGCCGTACGTGCTCTCCGGCTTGTGTGTGATTCTGCCGTGTCATATGAACGGTTGAGTGCCACGGACTATGAGCATGTCCCGCATTCTGTTTTGTCCAAAGCCCGTGCTCTCCTATCCCCCGTCCCGTTCGTGAGGGGAAGTGGGCATGAGTAAATCCACAATCAGTGCCAAGTCCACTAGACGCAAACCGGGACCTCTCAAGTTTACGGAGGAAGACTGGGAGCTTCTATGGCGTTCCGTTATCAATTATCCATCAAATAAAATTGGTGGTGGTTCGATAAAGGACCTTGCGATCCGAATGGGATTTCGCGGCGGGTTTGTCGCGATTCGTGGCGTGGCTCCAGTAAGGAGAGACCGGTAAGCGAAATGAGCAAAAGCACAATCAGCACCTTTGAACTGTTTGACTTGTTCCCGGACCAAGAGACGGCCCGCGCCTACTTGGAAGATCGGCTCTGGCCAGATGGTCCGAAGTGTCCCGGAGGATTGCGGAGGAGGAGGGGTTATGAATGACAACAATACTGTCGATGTCGCAAGGTGTACCTCTAGGCTGGTTGAAGCTGCCGAAAAGGTGTTGGGGCAATTCCGCTCTGGGTATCGTCCGAGCGAGTGGCAACTGAATAGTCTGGATGCCGCACTCTTCCCTTTCCTGACCGAGAGGATTTGCGGGCATACAATCATCGAGGATTGCGACTGCGGGGAGGAAAAATGAGCGATAGGCGAATGCGCGGAGATCGTCGAGAGCCGAGCAAGCCAGACCGCCGCAACGATGTGAAGTCGCGGGAGGCGTTCGACGAAATTACGGCTGAACCGCACGGGCAATGGGACGGGTACAATTACGCTTTCCGTGATGGCATCAGGCGGGGGCTGAGAAAATTCCGGGAGGTAGGAGGCAGGCGTGATGCGTGACGAATTCCCCGACACGGAACCGGCACAGTTTCGGCAGGACAAGGTAACCGAGGAGATGGCCGAGAGGCAACTGGCGGCGGAGAAGCGGGCCGTACAGGGTGCAAGCCCCACGTGCGGGTGCCGAGCACTGCTGATCTCTAGCACGATACCGAAGGATAGCGAAGCGGTGGTGGACGCTTCCGCGTGCCAGTACCAGATCATGGTTGAGGCCATTACTGACGCCAAAGAGGAGCGTGAACGCTGGAATCAGATTGCGGGCCGGGTGTCCATTAAGCTACGCGAGGCCGAAGCCGAAATAACCCGCCAGCGCGCCCCGTTCTTGATAGCCGCACTGGAAAGGCTCTGCTTGGTCTATGAGGATGGCTGGCACCCAGAGGACGAGGATAACCCCGAGTCATTGAAGGATGCCAGGGATGCCGCGTGGTTCCAGGCAGAGGCCGCACTGAAAAGGAGCAAGCCGTGAGCCCAAGCGCTTATGCCCGATATCAAACAGACCCGATATTCCACGCACTCACAGACCAGTTCCGAGCCTTGTTGTATTCGGCTGGCGGGCGCAATATTACGCCGTCCGATATAAGGGCGGCGGCACTCCTGGCGGCCACGATGCACGAGATGGAGAATATCCGGCCCATCGTGGTTTATGACCCACAGCGCGACCGAAGGCCGGAAGTCTGGGAGCCGAAATGAGCGACGAATCCCCCAACCCAAAGGAGAAAACAAATGAAGTATAGTGTAGAGAACTGGTTCATCTACCATCCCCCGGAGGATCACCGTTGACTCTCCCCCGCATCTCCACCACCCGCGCTGCCAACCAGCACCTCGCGTGGTGTCGTCAGAAGCCCCTCAGCCCTTACATGCAGATGATGCGTCGGGCGACCATCCGCCGCTTCTCCGAATCCCTCTTCTCTGGGTGGATGGACGAGATCGCCCCGGCCCACACCGACATCTGGCTCGATAGCCACCCCACCGCCTCAGCCAAATTCCAAGCCTCCAAGCACCTTCGCGCCTTCCTGGAATGGTCCAACATCCGCTTCGGCATGGCTCTTTATATCCCAGAGATACGGCGCTGCGGCTACACCCTTGGGCTTCGTCACCGCGCCGCTGACCACACCTTGGAGTGGGAGGAACGCGGCCTAGCCGTCGGGCGGCGCATGACTCTCCCGCACCAACGGCTGGTCTTCCTACTCGGTTTTATCTGGGGGTGGAACTTGCGGCGGGTGCAAACGGCGACGCGGGACGACCTTTTTGCGGTTGCGCCGATGCGTGACGACCTCTACCATCTTGCAGAGGTGGTGTCCCAGGCGTCGCCCTTGAGCGGCCCGGCGCTAAAGCGGTGGATGGGCTTGTCAGCGAGGAATGGACGCCGTGCTTGGGCGGCGTGGTCCGGCGGTGCCAAGTTCTGGGAGATCATCAAGGCGGGCCGGTGCGCCAAGCAGCGCCGAGGCATCCGTCCCGACCCGGTGCTGCGGGCCTCCGCAGACGTGGTGTGGGCGCTACCTGCAATGGACGGTGAGAGCGTCAAGAAGATGCCGAGAGTGTGGGAGGGGGAACCTTAGGCGTGATTACAGCTTTTGTGGGCGGCTTGTTGTTGAAGTGGTTGATAAGAGACATACTCCGTCACGCTTTTTAGGGAAGGCGACGGAGCCGATTCCATCTCTCCAAAATTTGTTGTAGGCTCAAGGGTGTAGCAGTTGCAGGCTGTACAGTTGGGGTAAACTGCTGGGCGGGTACTTCTGCTGCCTGCTCGAACCCCCGAACGAACCCAGGGCTGGGGGGTAGCGCAGAGGGTGCGGGTGGAGGAGGACGCATGGTCACCTCCTCTGGACGCACCAATCTCAGTGGTCTCTCGCCCAGCAACAGATTCCGCAACAATGAAGATGGTACTTCCTCCCCAGGAATGGAGATGTCCCCTCGTTGGGGAGTTATACCTCTGCGGTCTACAACAGTGGGAACTCGCCGCCCTTGGGGCTCCAACAACTCTTGCAACCCCGCGTAGCTAGGTTCTTCAGGTATCAGGATCGTGCGGGGGGCTGGAGTGGGGGGCTTCTCCAAAAGTGTTGCAGGAGTCTCCAACACTGATCTGCGTGATCGATCAGCGGCCCCCGCCAATTGGGACTCTGCTGTGGCTTCGGGAGCCATTCTCTCTCCTGCTTCTAACTCCCGCTGGCGCAGGGGGCCTCGGACATAGCGGCGGAGTCGGGCCTCAGCATCTCTTCGTCCACGCACATCTCTGAGTGTTGGTGCTTCGGGGGTGACAGGTGCCCGAGCGCGGGTGCGTGCTAACTCCTTGGGACCCGCCTCCGCCACAGCGGCCAATTTCTTGGGGTCCTGTAGAATCCTGCCCGGCACCACCTTAGCGAAGCTGAATCCTTTTGTCAGGGGCGCAAGAATGATCTCCCACCGGGTCGGTTCGGCCATGTTAGCAAATTTAGGACCCAGATCGAACTCCTTCCCAGTGCTCCAGACCAGCTTGTCGTCGAGGCCGTAACCTTTTTGGTACTTCCCTAGAGTATCTCGAACCTGTTGGTATGTGCTGCCGCTAAGAGGTCCTAAAATTTCTTGGGCGTTTTCGCCGTTTCTCATTTTAGCGACCGGACCCGACTCAAAATCCTGGATGTAGGTTTTCCAGCGGGCCTCAGCCCTGCCCCACCCCCGAACGTTAGTCTGCCGTGCGCCCCGGTCGAGCCGTCTGGACAAGTCCTTATAAAGGGCGCTCATAGCAGCGCGAGTCGGCCCAGAGGCACTGTTTAGTTGGCTCCCAAGATCGCTGCGGAGTTGTTGCAACTCCACAAAAGAGTAGTTGGGGTTTTGCCCCGCTCCCAGTTGTTCTTCAATTGCTGCCTTGGCTGCGGGGGCGCGGGCCATCAACTCCCGGTCAGCAGCAGTGAGTCCTCCTGCTCCCTCATCTACGCCACGCAGCAACGCTCGTACACTGGAGGGCAGGTTCTCCGGCACCTTGATGATGTCTGCAAGGGTTTTTTGGGCCTTAGCTGCTACCTCCGCTCGGGGGGTGATCCCCCCTGGAAGCCGTTTATCTACTTGGGTGCCGACCTTCCGTATAGCCTCACCCGCAGAGGTTTTGTAGCGGCTCGCTACTTCATTCAAGTGCGTCCGCGTCAGAATTGCTCGGTCATTCAAATACTCCTGCAACTGCGCAAAGGCATTCCCCCGGTTCATCGCCTCTTGGGTGATGCGTCCCGCAAACTTTGTGGGGCTTCCAACAGCTTCTAGCCCTCGCCCAAGGCTCTGAACCCCCGCCCTAGCAGTTATGGCAGCGGGTGTGATGGCGGCGGCTGCATTCAACTTATTCTGAAGCTGTGTGGGAATTGATTCTCCTGGTTCTGCCGGACGCCACAACTCCTTGCCCCCCTCTACCGCGCCATACACAAAGGGTGCATGGGTGAGGAGAGCGGCAGTTCCCGGAAATCCTGCGGCGGCCACAGCGGGAGCACCAGCTATTCCTGCTGCTGCCGCGTATGGGGCGGCAGAGGTTGCCATAGACCCGATGCGGGCGGCATCTCTAGCGACTCCGTGACCAAACTGACGCACTCCGGCCTCAAGACGGCTCTCCCCCTCCATTGGGGTTCGGAACTCTTCGGAGGCACCGGAATAAATTTGTTCTGGTCGAATCACAGGCGCAAGGGGGTTCTCCATTTGAAAAGGAGCAGTGACCTCTAGGCGCTCTGCAGGTTGATCCGCTGCAAGGGCTTGGAGTGCCTGTGCATAGATCGCCACCTCCTTGCCGCTAGGATTCTGTTGTAGAAGGGTGTTGAGGGCTGTACGCAGATTCTCCCGGTCCTGGGGATTGGGCAGGTTTTGGATAAGCGGCAGAATTTGACTGAGGCCCATAGGTTCTCCTTATTGTGCGGCGTTGCGGAGTCCCTCGATGATGGCTTGGACCGCTGGACTCATACTTCCTTCGCTGGTTCCCGCTACACCAGAATCGGTAATAGAGCTTTTTCCCACCGACTCTGCATATGCACGCACCTCACGGACGGCTGCTTCCAGGTTCTCCGGGGATTGGATCGATACATCCATCAAGTCCTTGAAGTGCTGCATCATTTGCTCCCCTCCACGAGCCCCTACGTGCATCCTCAATAGAAGAGTTGTGAGGAGGGCAACGTTTGTACGCAGCTGAGTAAACTCGGGGTTGGGGGCTCCTACCTGTCCAGCTATGAACTCATTCCATCGGGAACGTAGGGGGCCTAGACGTGCCGTTTGTTCTTGTGTCTGTCTTAGAACTGTATCAGCCAGGTTCATCACCTTGGGTGCGGCTTCCTGCATCGTTCTAGTGGTAGAGGTCGGTACCGCCAGTTCTCGTACCAAGTCAGCGGTCTTGGGGTCCACAAACCCATACCCAGCAATATACCTTAGATTTGAAGTGTTCTGGGCGGGTCCTTGAACAAAAGCGGTGATATCCTCTCCAGTTAGTGAACGGACACGAGGCCCTGTGGGGGAGGGTGAAGGATCAATGAGGGCTAATTCGGGGGTGGCCTTTGTGGCTCCAGGACGCTGCACAAGCACCTCCTCTCTTTGCAGGTTGGGGGGTTGGGCAGGAGTGGCAGGTGTCTGTAATTTGTTGTATACGTCTTGAAGGACCTGATACTCCCTTTGGGCCTCGGGTGTGCGTTGAGCCTCGGGAATCTGCTCTAGAGTTGCCATTTTGTACAACAACTCAATGCGAGTTGGTGCTCTTTCGGTTGAAGAGGTTGTAGGGACGGTGTAAAAAGGTTTACTTTCGTTCGGGCGGAACAATGCAGTGCCGGGACCTGCGGTGATGGGTCTTTGCGCCGTTGTTTGGCGGGCGAGGTTTTGTGCTTCAGCCGATTGCATCTGCTGTGCTGTCTGCAACATCTCAGCGGCAGTCTTCATCCCCGTAAGGGGTCGGGTGGCCTCAGCCTGCCGCCCAGCGATGCGCCGCTGGTACACACCCTGGAGGGGTGAGGAGGGGGCGGTCGCCAGATATCCCTGGACGAATGGCTCCAAAACGCCCCGCAGCGTGGGGTGACGTTGCCCAAACTGACTCTGGGGGTCGTAGAAGTCCGTAGACACTGACGGGGGCGTCATCTCCGCCCCCATGCGGCGGAGGCGGGCGATCCACTCCTCAAGGCTGGCGGGCTGGGTGGTGGGGGCTGCCGGTTGGGGTTGGGGAACGGGTTGGGGAGTTGGGGCAGTGGGAGCCGCAGCGGTCGCGGTGGTAGCGTACCGCGCCCCACCCTCGGGGTCCGGGAGTCCTTGACGCAGCAGTTCCGTGTTCGGCACCTGCCTCAATAGCTCTGCGAGTGTTTGATAAGGCGTCATGCTTACCCTCCAAGCTCTGGGTAGTACGGTAAGAAGTTGTTGCGGGTGTTGTTCTGCAACTGCGAGATAAGGCCGCCGATGTCGTTGGTAGCCTGATTGATGGCTCGGGGGTCGTTAGGGCCGAGGTTTCCGCTCCCGAGGAAGTTGCCGAAGTTATTGCGAATCTCTTCAAGTTGGTTAAGATATTGTTGGACATCTTGAGCGCCGAAGTTGGGATTATTACCCCCAGCGTGTTGCTGCCAGAAGTTGTCGGTGAGGTCGCGGAGTTGTGCGTCCACATTCTCCTGCGTGGGGACGATAGCATCAGCAGTGCGGCGTCCGCGCCCGACATACTTCTTGGCTAAGAGGGCTCCCCCCAGACCTGCTGCCCCAGCCCATGTAAGGGGGTTGGACGCGAGACCGCCTAGGAGACCCCCTAAGCCTCCTGCGCCCCCCGCAGCCCCCGGAGCCGCAAGCCCCGAGGCTACGCCAGTGCCGGTAAGGGCTCCGGTTCCTGCGGCCACACCCCCCACCTGTGCGGCGATGGGTGCCGCCCCAGCCAGACCAAAAGCGGCAGGTGCAGCCGTCATCCCAATGCCCAGTGTGGGGGCCACGGCATTCAACCCCGAGGGGACAGCGGGTAGGCCACCACCGGCAGCCCCACCTCCACCGAGGATGCTATTCACCAACGGATTGTTGAGGGCGGTGTTGATGGTCTGTTGAGGACCCCCACCAGTCCCTATGGAGCCTAGGCCCCCGGTTAGAATATTCTGCCACGCGGGCGGCGACCCCCGTTCGGTTTCCTGTTCAAAGGAGGTGCGACCCTCGGCAGTGGAGGATGTACCGGTCTGCAACGGGCGATAGTTAAGGGCGGTTTCTGCCGCGCCCCTTCGCAACTGCTCTGCCTGCCCCAGGAGGTCGGTTAGCCCGGAGGCTTGGGACCGTTGGGTGGAGCGGTTGATCCGGCCAAATTCGGAGGCTAGAAAGGGCGATAGGCCGCTGACGCCCCCCGGCCCCATCTGTCCCACCTGCGACAGAAGCCCTTGGCGGGCCGTCCTCCCCTGCTGTGCGATGTTCTCGTTGAGGCGTTGCTGCTGGCGGCTGAAGTACCCAGCGGTAAAGGGGTCGCGGAGGTAGTCTGAGACCGCCGCTGCGCCTTGAGGCTGCAACCCCCGGTAGGTTTCCAAGCCGCTCGGGTCGAAGATATTGGTGGAGGTGGAACTGGTGTTGGAGGTTCCAGAGCCACTGGAGGTGTTACGTCCACGCGCACGTTCAGATTCGCCACCTAAGTATCCACCCGCCCCGCCGAAGATGAAGCCGCCGAGGGGATTCTGGGAGAAGTTTCCCGCAGCGTTGAGACCGCCTGTAACTGCATCAAACCAACCCATATTAGCCTCCTACTTTCTCATCCCCAAGGCCGTCATTGCAATGGCAAAAACGCCGCCTATAGCCGCCCCAACACCCTGCACCCACACCTTAAAGTGCTCAAGGGATGAAACTCGTGTGTCAAGCTGTTGTAAGAGCCCTGGCTGGCCGTTTCCAAGCAGGGCATCGTGCAACTTCTCTACTCGGTCCTTCAGGACCGCCACGTCCGCTACGAGTTGTAGGTGCCCAGTACGACGCTCATCTGCCATTGCAGCCCCCGTGTGATTTTTATGTGGTGATTTTGAGGCACCAAGCTCCTAAAGCACCTTGCACCCCACTGACGTACCCACTGCCATCCGCTGAGATGGAAAGAACGTCCCCCTGTTCAAAGTCCACCGGAGTCCCGGAACTCGTAACGACGCCAGTACCAGAGGCCGCATTGAATGTTAAGACGACGCCGGAGTCAACACCGTTTTTTCTGACTGTAAAGATATGGACGTTAGAACCAGTCGTTGCGGTATAGAAATAGGCTTGTAGACCATCTGCAGGGACGGTCCCGGCTCGGGGCATTACCAGCATGGTGTTGGCTTCAGTATTTGCCCAAGTACCATTGCCTCTTACGAAGGGCGTAAGATATTTTATTGTCGCGCCAACCTGGAGATTGTCTTGGTACGTCCCGAATAGAGCAATCTCTGTAGCGTCGTCAGGAACAAAAGCGAAGCTGCACAACGCATCGAGTGATCCAACAGATGCGTGTGAGGTTGTGGTTTCGGCACTGATAGTATCTCCCTCTGCAAAGACTACAGTGTTAGTCAAGTCTGCCCAGACGGTGTTGTCGAGACCCCCATCAAAGGGTGCGAGGCCATCTACAGGCACGGTTACAGCCAAAGATGTAGGACTGCCGTTCTTGTAGATAGTAAATGTAGCGCTCTCTCCAGCATCTCCTGACAAGCCAACATTGAGTTTCAGGTACAGCCACTTCATCGTTCCGGCGATCATAGGTGTTCGGGCATTAGCCTCTGTCGGGTTGGCGGCGTGCCCGAAAATGGGGTTGAAGATAGAGGCCCCAGCAGCGCCAACAATCGGGCCGCCCAAGATAATCTCGCTACCATCCCCCAAGAACTCTGCTGACCACGGGCCAAAGGAGGTATTCTCACTGGCTCCAGTGGAATTGAATTGCACTTTGAGGTTGTCCCCCCGAAGGATGCGTGTGACCACCACATCGTCGATAGTTGAGGCTCCAGCGGCGGCCTGTGGCTGAATCACCCCGCCCCAATAGTTAGTGCCGTTGACCTGCAATCCCAGCCGGTAGGTGACACCATTGGCGCTGGTCTCATCCCCATGCCGCACCGCTGGATTATAGACCCAACCCGTAGCAGGGCAGATGTAATCCTGATTGGTGGGTGCGGGGGTTGCAGCGGTGCTAGAGATAAACGGCGGAAATGGAGTAGCCCCTAGTTTGGCGTTGATGATACTCCCGAAGATGCCTCCCTCCCCCTTCAACTCCGGCCCTGGCATGGATGTCACCCTAACATCTGTACGGGTACTGGCGGCGTTGTCGGAGGCTGTGACTGCAGACCCGATGAAGTTAAAGGTACTACGCTGTGTAAGACCCGCACCCTCCTCCTGAATCGTGTCATAGCCTGAGCCAGATGATGTGACTGTGACATTGGTCCGCGTGTTCCCGGCATCATCTGCGGCGGTGACGGTCGCCCCGATGAAGTTGATGACGTTCCGTTGAGTGAGCGGCGTCCCTTCATCCTGAATTGTTACATAGGAGTTGGTGTCAATCAGGTTGGTAACATCGCTCTCCCCAAGCCCTGAACCCCCACCACCTCCCACGACCGCTACCTGCATGTGCCGTCGGGCGAGCTTCCGCAGCGTCTCAGTAACCCCCCTCTTCCACTGAGCGTCGTCGGTCGGGTTAGGAATGTTGGTGCGGGGCATAGGACCTCAAATTAACGATGTAAGGGGAACGGCCTCAACCCTTAGGAAGTCTAATAGGTCGCGGGTGGTTCCCGCTGGAGAGTTGAAGGTGAAGCGGTAAAACCGGAACTTCTGTGCCGTCGCAGCCGCCAGTGCCACGCGGTAATTCCCAAAGGGTGATGCGGTAACGGCGGTCGCCGCAAGGACTGCGGTGGGTGAGGCAAATTGCGCTGCCGTATTCGCACCGTCTACGGCGACCGTCAACCCGGAGTCACCTGTGATGACTTCGAGGTCATTAAGAAATTTTACCACAGTTGGGGTGCCCCAGTCAAGCCATGTGGTAATAATATCAACGTCGTAGGTGACGGGCGTCTCGCCTGTTGAGTTGCGATCCCGGAAGTTCGTGGCCGTTGCCAAGTCTGTGCCCGTATGCCAGCGGTAGACACGGCCCTCTAAGGTGCCTCCATTGTTGGTGGCAAACAGCCACAGTGAGCGGTTGTTCACAATGTCCTGGAGGTATGCCTGGGAGAAGACACCGTAGCCGGTGTTGGCGCTTAAGGTGTCGGCGGGGTACCAAGTGAACCACCGATGCTTTACCACATCATAGACTAGCAGGGTGTCGTTTTCGGGAATCTTCACCGTATAGGTTGGGGTGTCACTCGGGGTCGTGGCAAAGGCGGGTGATACCGTGGCGACCTTGGTGGTGCCGTTATAGTCTGTGATGGTGCTGCTGAGGCCGCTTGCCGCCCCAGAGGTAATGTTAAGGGTGTAAGAGTTGTAGGCATCGTCAATAGCCGACGCGCCCGCCGCGAGGGTCAGGGTTGTGGCGGTCCCAGCGGTGGAGGTGCCGGAGTTGGCCGTCACAGTCGCAATCCCCGGTGCGGGGACTGCCAGCATATACAACTCATACTGCCCATCGGTGACGAAGGTCGCTGTGGCGATCCGCCGAGCCCGCGCCACATTGATAGCATCGAGGGTGGTTTGTATGGGTCTCCCAATGTCTCCATAGGTGTTGAAGTCATTGGCGATGACGCGGCGGTCAGGCGTCAGCCAGATACTCCCCACCTGCTCACCCCCATGGAATACCAGTTTCCATGTATCTTGGCGCATCAATCCCACTTCTTGGTGGATGGTCTTAGCGGGAAGTCCGCTTGCGGGGTCAGTGACGTAGCGGATACCCCGATCAGTAGCGATGTACAGACGCACGCCGTCGCTGAGTATTCCGCGCCCGAACTCTGAGTAAATTGCTACCGGCATCTGGTTCGCAGAGGGCCAGCATTCCTCGTAACGTCCCGTGATTTGGCCTGTGGAGGTGGTTAGATCATTGAGGCTTTTGGACCAGAACAGAAACTGCTCGGTTAGTGCGACGAGGCGGTCGCGGTGCGGCACCACAATTGTTGCGGTAGGAATCGTTGTTGACGGTGGGGTGTTGTCATAGATGCCGTATTCCCGTCCGTCGTCCCCAAGCTCCGACCACACCGGCGAGGCGAGAAGGGCGTTCTCCGTTACGTTGTCTCGGAAGGTCGTGGTGGTGTTGTCGGTGATCCTCCCCACCTCATAAAGGGTATCCAGTGGGCCGCCATCCGATGCGGCAAGGATGACCCGGTGGATGGACGCCGAGACGAGTCCGGTGGTCCCAACTGTAAAGGTGGGGATGCTGGAGAGGTCCACGTCATTAGAGTCAAGGGGTCCTGAGTCCACCGAATCAGTGGTGTGCTCCTCATTCGTCCCACCAGAGGTAATGTCGTACAACCACGCATGACCTGTGGGGGTGTAAAGGAAGGCAACTTTGTACCGCCGTCCCACCTCAACTCCAGTGATGTCCCCCGCCCCCGTAGCGGCGGCAAAGACCGCTCCGCTGGCGCTCGCACCCCAATTGGTTAGGGACCCAGCCGTTAATGCCTCATCTCCGTCCCACTTCTTCTGGTCTGCTGAGGCCCCATCTAAGATGTAGGCAAATTCCCTACTCAGAGCTATGTACGGGTGGGCTGTGGCTGAGGACGAAGGATTGAATAGGTCAGTGAGCAAGTCTCCATTCTCGTTGATGACTGTGATGTTATTGTCCTTGGTGTCAGCGCCGGAGCCATCCGCCGCTGTAAGGATGATGCGGTTGCGGGTCCCGCCGGTGGTACTGAAGTGGGTCTCAAACATCCGACGGGCGGCGGTGACGGGGTTCGACAACAGCGTGTAGCCGCGTCGGCGGTTGAGGCGATTATCCACCACCGGCTCCACATCCTTGAGGGTCTCAAAGGCGTCAGGGTTCTGGGCCGGAGGCTTAGTAAAGTTGTCAACGGACGCATCCCAGAAACTCTGACGCACCAACTCCAAAGCACGAGGGTTGAGGGAGCCGGGTTGGATTTTGGTCTCGGGCATCTACTGTCCCCGCCACTGCCGAGTCGCCTTCAGCACATCATCGTCGGCCCACCGACTCAGCGGCAACCGCTTCATCCACTCCAGAATCACGTTCATCTGCGGTATTTCTTCGGCGGTCGTAAACACCTTCGCTTCTCTCGGCCCTAAGAAGGTTTTGAGGGCCGCAGGCCCTGCGGTGGCCATCCCGAGGGGAGAGGCCAAACTGGTTGCATCGGCGTTCGCAGCGGGGTCGATGCCGAGGCGCGTCAACAGCGGATTCACCTGTGGTCGATAGTTAATGGGCATAACACGCTCCTAGAGGTTGGTTTCACCGACCTTCATAGCTTCATACACCCCACCCCAGTAGGTGGCCATCTCAATCCATCCAAGGTAGCGGTAGGCCCTCGACAACACCCCCGCAATCATTGCATCCCGTGAGTCCTCGCCTGCGGCCAAGGTGTCGCCCGCCGCTGAAACCGTAGCGGCCTGTTGGATGTAATATACATCCACGGTCCCGGCGAACTGCGCTGTGGCGGGCGGTGGAAACAGATACAAGGTGTGGGCGGGTGTCCCGCCAGTGACAGTCGTATCAAGCCAGTAGAATTGAGGGTAGTGTGTTGAGACCCGGTGCGTTGCTACCAACCGATCCGGCCTTGCTCCCCCATCAATGTCGGCGGGGTCGGCCAGCGATGACGGCCCAAACGCTTCGGTGATGGGTGAGAGGAGCATCTCCAACTTTTGGTTGTAGACTACCTCTACCCGCCGCACGTCGGTAGGGGTGAGAACGTAACTGCGGGTCGCCGCTACGGAGGTAATGGCGGTCTTCTGCCTCAACACATGACGGTAGATGCCTGTGTGGAGCAAATCTTTGTGGGTCTGGTCGATCCACCGCACAAGCAGGTTGAAGTCAGCGCCCGAGCCACTGGTACCATCAATCATTTTGCGAATCTCGAAGCTGATATCATCTGCAACATTCTGAACTGTTAGACTAATGGCACACCTCCATGATATGCTGGGATGAGGAGGCTACATGGCACAACATATCTGTAGGGATTATAAGAGGTGAATCCTGGTCCTGAGTAACTAGCGCCCGCATCGGGGGCAGAACCACCTCGGCGCGGGTCGTATCGGCGTCAACGCCCCGCCACAAACGCCACAGATCGCAGCGGGCCGCGCAACCACCTTCGGCTTCTTGGGCGACCGCTTCATCAGAACTCCTGCATCCGCATCTTCGAGGGGTCCATTGCATCCATCGGTAGTGGCTGCGGCTCTCCCAGGGGTTCCTCCGGGGCTGTCGGCGTCAGCAACAATGGATTGGTAAGCTGCTGGTCTTTGCTGCCCCGCTCCTTTTCTCGTGCCTCATCAAACAATTGCTGCAAGTCTGGAGGCAGTGGCATGTCTCCAAAGGGGGAGGCCATCATGTAGCGGACACCGCTTTCCGGCGGCCCGCCCACGGCTGCAGCCATATCGGGGATGTTGCCAAATCCCGCCGGGTCGGGTGGCGGCGGCATCGGTGGGGGCGCGGCCATTGCACCCCCCTTGGCGCTTCGCAACCGTTCTATCATTCCGAGTATTGGGGATGCCATTAGGTGTCTCCTTTGACTTTGTAGACTATCGTCTCCGTTTCCAATTCTCAACCACAGCTTGAGTGGTGAGGATGAGCAGACCCACTGCGCCTACGGCAGCAATAGCTAACCACAACTCAGGCGGTGCGGCTAGGAAGGGTCCGGGTTCCATCCCCCACTCCAGAAGTTCCCATAGCTGTCGCCCGGATAACGGTTGAATTGGGCAGCGCGATCGGGCCGCAGATACTTCGCCCCACCCCAGCGGTTCTGAGCTTGCTGCATCCGAATCACTCCAGCCCTGAAGTCCTGCTCCCACACTGTCATGTCGCCCTTTTTGAGGTATCGGGCAGCCAGCCAATTGACACCCGCCACAACCACATCTTTGAAGTCATTCGGGATCAGAAGGGTGCTAGAGACGCCAGTGAGGGTGGTATGCTGCTTGAAGTACCGGAACTCCATCAAGTATCCGTTCAGTGGCTCGATGTCTGAGGAAGTAGGTACCGAGGCTCCCGAGGTAGTAAGGCCGGTGTCGGGCTCCGTCCAATCCGTGGCAATGGCTTGGGGTGATACGCTCTGAAGGGTCTCAGACCCCTCTGTCTCCGACGCATAAACATTAAAGTGAGTGTAGGTGATGCCACTGGCGGCCCCGCTGATTTTGGGCTGTGGTGCATCCACCACCAGCACCTTATTGGCAACCACGTAGGTCTTGGCGGTCGTGGAGGGTAGTCCCTCATTCCCTTGCACATCTAGGAAGGTGGTGCGGACGTAGTAGACTCGTGCTGACAGCGCCCCAGAGGTGGAACTGATGAGGTTCGGCGCAGGCGGCACAATCTCGTAGGTGCTGCCCTGGTCCGGGGCCGGGTAGATGCTGAGGACATTGGGGCTTTGCTCATCGTTGCGGTACCACTGGGGCGGCCCTTCATTGTAGGAACCATCCTCGTTTTGCCACGACAAGCCCAATGGGGCCTCAGTGACGTTGAAGGGTCGGGAGAAGTTGCTCCTACCGATAACACTCCCTGCCTTGACCCTTCGGAGGTCGGTGAGGTTTAGGGCAGTGTCCACTTCGCCTGCGGCGTTCCCCGCTGTGGTCCCAATCCAGTAATCCGTCTGCCCCCGTTCGGTAAGGAACTTCTTTGGCGTGGATAGCATCCAATCCCATGCCTCGGGGCGGTGCCCAAGGATCATCTGCTGGACCCTATCGACGTAGTTGATTAGCAGGTCCGGGGTGGTGACACTCGCGGCCCCGCCCGAGATCAACAGATCGTCTTGGTCGATTTGGACCAGATCGAGGATGTTTTGTACGGTTAAGGTTGCTGTCGCCATGTGGACTCCACTTATCGCTCAAAACTTACCAGTGGGATCGCGGTGATGCTGAGTGCCGTAACGGTTCCCATCGACGCGGGTAATACCCCCGCAGAACTCGCAGCCGCAGTGCCCACCTTCTCGACGGCACCGGCATTGAGAATTGCGTCGGCTGCACCCCCAACAGTCACAGAGAACGCAGACAAAGCTGTCGAAGTCGAATCAGATGTCCACGCAAAAAAGTAAGGTCCGGGGTCAAGTGTGACCGGCGTAATCGCGGTCTTACTGATAGCTACCGTATTGGCGTCGAGCGCCCCGGTTTCTAGAACTAGTGACCCCGCCGCGTTGTAGAGCCCAATGCCGTACAGCTTCCCGGCACCGCCGCCGGTCGTCACCCTCGACACGATGTTCCCTACGGTCACGCGAAACGGCAGGACAAACTGATACACGCGGGTCTGGTCAATCGCTGTCACACTGGCAGTCGTAGCCGAGGATGATGCAGGAAACACTTGGACGCCCAGGAAGTATCCTTGGTCGGCGGTGTCTACGATGATTGGCAACTGCGCCGCTGTAGCTGTTCCCGCCAAGTGGGAGAAGTTTAGGGCTGCCCCACCAACCTCAAATCCCGATGAGGTATTCAGTGTAATCCCGGTGAAGGTCAGTTTGTTCAGGGATGTAGAAGAAGTGAAGATACCTGTGTTCGCTGTGGTGTTCAGATCGAGTGTTAAGTCCTCATCCGCTCCATCTCCCAAGCCAAGGAACGTCAGGGTGCCGTTGCTCCCCGTCAGGCGTACCCCTGTAGAGAGGACATCCACCGCTGTCCCAAAAATCGCCGTACTGCTGAGAATCAGATTGGACGGAAAGGCGGCTGAATTTGCGGCTCGAAAGTAGAATGCCCCCGTGCGTGTGGCATGATCGTGGGTAGTGAACTGGAAGCCAATTTGCCCGAAGGTAGTTCCGGTAGCCGCTCCGGCCCCCGTTGTATCAGAGGCGAAGTTGTAAGATAAGCCATTTCCATCGGTGGTGTCAGGATTGTAACCAACAAAAGAGCCAACAAACCCCGTCGCGGGCGAAGCAGCAGAACTAGATCGCTCGGCAACTATAACAGAAGCGGAGTCGTTTTTTGCCTGAAGTCTCCCACTGATGTCTGTTGCCCCTCCCACGAACAATTGCACGTCTCCGGCATCCCAGAACAGGTTCGTGTTGTCCTGACTAAGCAGTCCCCCAGTTCCCGCAAAGGGAACAGACCCCTCAGTTAAAAAGGAGAACGTAGCACTTGTGCCAATTGTAGGAGATGTGATGGATGGAGCATTGTTGAAAACAAGGACTCCCCCGCTGCTACCCGTCTCATCAGAGATAACACCCGCAAGCTCTGCGGAGGTAGAAGCCGCTAGATGAGAGATTCCGGCATCATATGTCCAATTTCCGGCAGTGATTCTAGGAACGCCCGTTGTGGCACTGGTATCATCTCCTGTGCCCCCTTGAGCGGGTGATACTTGGCCCGATATTCCACTGGCCGCTATGCTTCCACCGCCAGCGGCGTTTGAATGATCGTGTTGAGCGTTGGTGAAATCTGCAATGGTCGGAGTCAATAAAGTTGGAGTATTGTTAAATACTGCTAAACCAGACCCGGTTTCGTCAGATAAGACTCCTGCAAGTTGCGCCGAGGTGGTTGCGGCAAAAAAGCCCAGGTGATCTGTCGCATTTGGGACGGCGTTGCCGCTCTCCGTCAAGGTTGTGGCATCCAGGGTGCCGGTGACATTTACGTCATCACCAAAGTCAACGAGGCCGGTGCCTGTTTTGATGGCGTAATTATTGGTTGCGGCTCCACTTACATCCTCAATCTTCACGCCGTAGATGCTATCTACAGCAGAATTTGTCGTCATGGCGCGGCCCCAAAAAGCTATGAGGTCTTGTACAGTGTATGAGAATACAAAAGCCTCATTGTGGGAGAAGGCGACCATTTTATCCAAAACTCCAGGGGCGGGGCCGCCGCTAGCCCCCACATTTAATATAGAACCAAAAGCAATTGCTTCGTTGCCGGTTCCAGTGGAGGAGGAATCCCATTCAATTTCTCCTTGTACCCCAAATAAATCAACATTGTTCCCAGACACTGCCCCATCAGTTCCACGACACCCAACCCCGTGGATGCCCCCATATATACCGGTGTCTGTGTCTTCAACAATTTTAGTCCCGCGAAAGGCAAATTGATGCCTAGATGAATTGGGTTCTGCATTCGACGTGGAGACGGACACATCATCATGCACCAAGAAATCAAAGAAGCCTAGTGGGTCTTCTGCGCCGCTAACCTGCTGCCCAAAACGAAGCGTCAGGTCATCGTTGATGTCAGCATTGAATACTAGGTCTGTTCTCCCAGTTTCACCAAAGACTAACGTGGTGAGGTTGGACCAGACGCCGAAGTCAGTTCCCGTTGGAGATTTCTCAAAGAATATCCCCTGAGACGCGCCATTTCCCAGCCGCACAGCCCCGGTGTCTGCAACATCCGCAGCCGCCGACCGAAAGAAGGGCGCTTGCACACTGGTCCCTGAGATCAACGCATCGTCAGTGGTCAACTCATTTGCGGCAGACCTGTAGAGGTTGGCCGGGTCGGCTGCATCATCCCCAAAACTGATACCGTTGGAGGCTCCGGTTCCCGCTAGTGACAGCCGCACAGCCGGGACATTCTCTCCAATCCCCATACGGACATTCGTGGCGTCAAAAAAGAGGCCATCATTGTCCTGGTCCAGTGCGCCGCCTGCCGACGCAAAGATGATGCTACCTGCGGTGAAGCCACTGGCGATCTCTTCTACCGTCAAGTTGTTTCGCAGGGTGTGAGCGGCGGTGACGCCACGGGCAGCCGCAAAGGAGATGCCGTTCACCACCTCTTCAGCCCAGTTGTTGAGAAGAGACACAAACGCCTTTGACTTTCTTGGGTCCACCGAACCATCTTCATTGAAGAAGTGGTTGAGGCGAAGGTCCGAGATGGGAGTCCCGGAACGGGTTAGGCGTGTCGGAGGCATTACTTAAGCGTCACCTCACAAGTGGCTCGGGCAAGAAAGAAGCGGACGCGGGTGTGGAGGCGGCCTGTCTTGGACTTTTCGACGGTGCAGATGCCAGTGATAAGTTCGTTCAGGTTTGCACAATCATCCCAGTCATGTTCACTGGGAGAGCAGTCGGAGCCCAAAATTGTGTGAGTGTGGATGGTGCCGACGCGGGTCAGTTTTCCATCTCGCGCACCAAACTTCGCGTCGTCATCATTGAAATACACGGCTCGTCGGCTGCCGTCATGCGGGATGGGGCGAAATTCGGTGATGCGCCAGTGACCGTTCTTGAGCCCCCATAGGGTCTCAATACACTCCTTGGGGTATCTTCGGGTAGCCCGTCGTCGAAAGTTCCGCAACGCATCCTTGGCGACGGTGATTTGCACACGGCCTCCTAAACTTCGATCCCCCGCTTCTGCAGCGCCTTGGTGGTGTTGAAGGGATCGGAAGTAGGTCCCAAAACATCCGCGAAGAAATGAACAAGTGCAACCCCCGCCCCGTAGTCCGGGTTCCAGCGGTCAATGTCGGCCTCTACAAGGCGGTCCATTTCCTCTCCCGGCTGACCATGAATTACAATTTGCATTGAATATCGCGGCACGTTCTCCCGGAAACTGGCTGTCGCCATGACACCGTGATTGCTGAACGCATCCCAGCTACGGAACTTTCCCGTGAGCGTCAGGTCGCGCAGCCGCGCCAGCCACGGGTCCGTCAGGTACCAAAAGCATCTGTCGTCGAAGCGGGCGGCGATTTGCAGCGGCGGCAGCCCATAGTGGGCGAAGACCGCCTCCAGGTTCTTTCGGGCGCGTATTGTTTGTTCAACGGTCATAAGAGTGCCCACACCACTAACGCCAAGGTCAGGTTGACGATAATAACCGCCAACAAGAATTGGCCGAAGGGGTCCACTACTCCTCCAACCCTAGCACCCTTCGGAACTTCTTCTGGTCCTCCACAATCCACTTCCACACTTGGTCCTTGTATTCCTGTGGTTGACCGTCCGAAATCTTGCTGCCGAAGTTAAATCCAGCCTCCACAGCCTTGGCAATGGCGATAATTGCTAATTCCCCCAAAACCATAATCGCCTCCTAAGTCCCGTCCCAAGGACGATCCGGCATCTTCGACAGCCCCATCCCGGCAATGCTCCGCCAGAAATGGAATACGCGGGCCACCGGGTCCAGTTGGAATGTGACGGCGGGATTCTCCGCAATTGTAACCGCCTGGGTAATCGAAATCGGATCATCCAATCTCTCCTCTTCCGCCACTGGAAATTGCTTCCGCAAAATCTTCAAAATGATGTCAACTTTTTCATCTAGGGTCATTACTTCTCCTCCCATAGCCCGAAGGCGTTGAACATTTCGACTGTACCGTCGATCAGCCACGACGCAGCCTTATAGGCTCTGACTTCATCGACGACATCCCGCCCATAAGCGGTCTCAACCAGCAACAGCGACCTGTTGAAGGTCCCAAGGACATGCCGCTTCTTCTCCGTCCCCGAGCCGGGGCCAAACATTCCCTCTGCTTCTTGCAGCAGCCCCGGCAGGTCCTTTAGCGCCCAAAATATTCTGCGGCCCTTCCATGCGAAGACTGCGGCGGTCCACAGACCAGCAATCCAGGTCATAAAACCTCCTCCCCGAGTGTCTCCCCTAGCTTGGGGTCCCACTCACAATGGATGTGGTCAGATTCCAACACGGTGTCAAAGCCTTGGGGGTCTAGGGTGGCCCGAAGGCGGTGGTAAACGGCCTTGGCGGCCTCCGGCGGCATATGGCGGGTCCGCATGTCAAATGCCTCCCCGGTGTAATGCCGGGAGGTGTGAAGATGGGAGCCGTCGCGTAGGGAGGTAACGATGACCTCCCCACATCCCTCCTGCCTACTTACTGCATCAGCTACACCGATGCCGTACCACACCTGCCATGAGATGTCGTGGGATTCCACGCCACGTTTGAGGCGCATCAGCCCCTCCTAGTCGCTAAGGTGGTCAATGACGTGATTTGCGGGGAAGTCCCCCTCAGGGGTCAGTTCCAGCATCGGTACCTGAGCTTTCGACCCCTGACCCTTTGTGACTTGCAACACTATCTTCTCCTCGAAATTCTCGATGGACTTCTTCAGTTCCGTTGCAAGGTCCGGGTGGAGGCGGTAAGTCTTGCCGGGCTCGTACTTCCTCTTGTTGATGTGGATGGCCTCGTGGGCGATGTTGTAGGCCCGAGTGACTGTGGGGACCGTTACTGACACCTTATCCTTATCGGGGGTGTTGTTCAGCAGGTAGGTCGCAGTGGGACTACGCTTGGTGGACGGTTTCGGGGGCCGAATCTCGTACTTGGCGTTCGGAATCGGAATTGCTGTCGTAGCCATAATGAACTCCTCAAAACAAAGGTGGGTGGGGTGGGTTGTGACCACCCCACCGGAAATTCGGGAGCCGAGGCTTGTGACCTCAGCCCCTACAGACTAAGCAACGGCGGCGGCATCCGCACTGGACGCCCGAATCCTTCGGAGGAACCCCTCGTTGACAATCACCCCTTTGAAGGTGACGGTCCAGCCGAGTTGGGTACGCCGCTTGGTCCAGTCAGAACCCTGACCGGGACCCTGCACATGCATCTCCGTGGCCTTGAGGTCTGTGACCTTGGCCGCCTCACCGCCGCAGATGAACGCCGACCGGATGGAGTCGGAGTTCCCCGAGGTCGTCGAAGCCGTTTTGACGAAGGAATTGGAGTTGGTCTCGTGGACCACCACCCCCAAAATCTCGTTGACCATGCCGCGCCGAATCTCGGACGCATACGCAAACTGCGATGCGGCGAGCCAGTTGGCATCGGTCTCCAAGCTGGAATACTGCTCGGAGTGGAGAACGAGGTGGTAGCGTCCGTCGGGCTTGGTCGGAGCGCCAGCCCCGCGAAGTTGCGCCTTCACCTGGGAAATCTCCTCGAACGAGATGGTATCGTTGACCTCGATAGCGTTGTCGTTAGCGCGGTCATTGACCCGGAAGACGTTCGTGGCGGCGTCAGCGATGGCGTACAGCAGCCGGTCGCGTACTTCCTTGTTGTTGTACCCAAGGATGCGGACGGCGTTCTGTACGAGGTTGTTGCGGGCCGTCAAGGTCGCAAAGCTGGAGATGTACACGGCATTGCCGTATTCCTCCACCGTTGCGGTAACGGAGTTGATGGTGAGTGGGACGGGCTTGGGGGCCACACCCTCGGTGAGTTGCGCTGGGGAGGTCGCAACACCAAGGCGTTCCATGCGGTTCCACTGGATGGTCTTGCCGCCGCTCAAGGGCTCCGACTCGAACAAGTACGTTTCGAGAGAAGCGTCGAACTCAGCGACACGCAGCATTGGGGTCTTGAGGACGTTGATTAGCTCGGCTGCAGTTGATCCAGCTTGGCCCGCTGTCCCGGTCGTTACGTTCATGCTAGGCATTTAAGGGCCTCTTTCTATCAAGGAGTGTTCAGCACCAAAGATGCTGGCACCAGGAAAGGCTACCGCCGCGACCAGTCCACTTGGTCCAGCCGGATGTCCGGCACATTCGCCCACGCCTCCTGGAAGGCGTTGCGAACACCCGGCCCGAAGGGGTTGTCGTCCCAAGCGGGGGCGGGCTGCGGAGCGTTGGCCGTGAGGGTCTGGGGTGCGTTGGACGAGTGCGGGGCGGTTTGCTGCGGAGGCTGCGCCCCAGCCGGTGCAGGCTGGAGGGACGCAAGCTGAAAGGCCATCTTGTAAAGCTCCGGCAGGGCACCCGCATAACGGGGGTCTGCCTCGGCTTGGTTGATGCCGTCGCGCAGCACCGAGTTGGTCTCCAACACCTTGTTGTACCGTTCCGTTCCGTGGAAGGAGCGGATGTTCGGGTCGAACTGCTGGGAAGCGATCTCCAACGCTTGTGTCCGGTTGGCATGACGAATCAGCGGTTGCAACGGCTGCATCTGTAGTTGATACTGCTGCTGCGAAGTCCGTTCAGCAAGAGCGGTGACGGCTTGGTCAAATGTCATGTCCCCCCTTTGTACGGAGGTTTCAAGAGCATTGTAGAGGGCCGCTTGCTGTTGCTGTGCGGTCTGCTGAGGCGTCTGCCCGCCGAGCGCGGCCTGTGCGATGCGTTGCAGATGCTCAAGCTGTTGCTTCTGCGTGGCGATCATTCGGTCCTTCTCGGCGACTCCCCTAGCGGCGTCTTCGGCGGTCTTGTAGACCGTTCCCGTGTCGGCTTTCAGGAAGTAATCGGGGGCGGGAGGTTGCGGGGGCGCTTGTGGCGTCGGCTGCTCCTGTTGTTCAAACCAGTCGTCGCTTTGTGGGGCGGCAGGCTGGGGGGTGTTGGGGTTCATCGGTTGGGTACTCATGGTCATCTCCTTGGCGCTTGTGGCGCTGGATCGGGGTTGCGGCTTGTGACCGCTGCAGCTACGCTGCTAATGCCGTTGTCGGCAAACTTGGTTACTGAACTTGATTGGGCCGTGAGCGAAGCTCAGGCATGGCGTTGGCGCGGCGTACCAGATGTTGGATGTAGCCGAGCCAGTAGGAGGCTTCTTCAGCCTTTGCAGTAGCGATGCTGTACTGGAGGAGGCCGTCAAGGCCGTATTGGTTGACCAGAGCGGCCACCCCGCTTGGTCGCATCCTCTCCTCGTGGATCGCCTTCTTCTCTTCGAGGTCGCTCATCAGCCAAATGAAGCCGGGGTGCTGGGCCAGGGCGCGGAGCCACTCAACGCGGACTTTCTGGGCCTGGGCAGGGTGCAGGTCGTCGCCGGGGATGGTGACGTGGCGGGACTTCGGCCACACACCAGAGATGAGGAAGTGGAGGCGTTGCCAAAAGGTCATTGCGTCAACCCTCCGGTGCCGAGGGCATTTGAGCCCATCCGCTGAGCGAACTGACGGGCTTGGCCGGAGACATCATCCACCGTTTTCTCGGGGCGCTTCGGCGTAGACCCATCCCCCTTGGCCTGTTGCTTCACTTTTTCCTTCTCCACATCGGCTTGACCCGAGACGGCTGCGAGTAGAACCTGCTGTTGGAACTGCTGCTGCCGTTCGGCCACCACCTCTTCCTCGGTCTTGATGAAGCGGTGCGGGTAGGGGATGCGGTGGAGTGTAAACATCTCTTCGACAGCCACACCCGGCTTCAGGTATTCGGGCGCAATCTTGGCAGCCATCTCCATCATCATCCGGGCGTTGTTTTGGAGGACAAACCTGTTCTCCATATAGGCTGCACCGGGGATTCGGAAGTCGTAGTTTCCGGCAATCTGTGACGGTGTAATGGTCAAGAACTCAGACTGCACCTTGGGAATAAACGGCTGCTCGTCGGTGATTTTGATCTCAATATCATCAGTGATAAATTGCTGGATGTTTGCAGCGGTCATTTGGAGTGTGGGCTCCAAGATGTCTTCGCTGATCTGACGGGCTACCAAGCCCATTCCCCGGTTGGACTCCTGGATCACCGACTGAATGCCTGTGGCAGTCTTGTTACCGGAGGTGCTGCCAATCCCCCGCTGAAAGGCGTCACTGACACTGGCCGCTACCTCAATCGCGCTTTGGTAGATGGGTAGGAGGCCGTAGTCTCCAGGCGTCGGAACATCCACCGGGATTGGGTGGAGGAAGTTTGTGGCATCCCCATAGGATGCGATGAGCGCACCGGGTACGTTTACGTCTTGGAGGTCCCCCAGGTCCACATTCCGGGCTGCATCATAAATGAACCGTTGGTTGATCCCTAGGTCCATCTTATCGCTGAGGCGGCTGAGGTTGGAGTTAAGCGCCTCATTGAGTCCAAAGGCGGGCTCAATCACGCCCATCCCAAACATCTCTCCGGGGAGTTTGGTATAGGATGTGTAAAGGATGGGAGTACGGCAGTGAGCATAGGGGTTGTGGCCGGTCGCCAACAGCGCTTTGTCCACTTGAGCCATCCGCCGCCGGTACTGTGTGTACTGACTGGCGCGGTTGACATATCGCTGATCTTTGTAGTTGAGGGTGTTTTGGTCCTGCTCGTGGACGCTCAGGGTGAAGGTGCCATTCACGGTGTCCCACACCTCAGCTACGCGCACCAGTGCATTTTGGTCCTCAGCCGCATCCCCGGACTCCATCACTTTAGCTTTCAGAGTCTCCAACGCATCTTGGCTGTAGAGGTCGTATCCGGCCTGTTTGGCCACCAAATTCTCTCGGAGCATCTGGGGCACAGTCTTGTCGAACAACCGAGCGACGTGGCGGCCATCTGGGTCCACTAGCACGTCATAGACATCCAAGGCCGTGTAGCGGGGGCGGTTCCGGGGCACCGGCACCAACGCCTTGACGCGCTCCATTGCGGGCTGCCCCGTCAAGGGGTGGAGCACCAACGGTTGACCGTTTTGGGGATTCTGCCCAATGAGTGCGGGTGGGGTGTCCGGCCCCGGCTGCATTGGCTTCACCTGCCACTCGTACACGAGGTCGAAGTCCCAATCCCACCCGACATCAAAGGCCGCCCACCCGTAAGTGGCGAGCATTATCACAAAGTCTGTAATAGCGCCGCGCAGCCTTCCCTTCCGCAGGACCATTAACTCTAGGACGGGCTGCATGTGCCGCGCCGCTTCCTCGTCGGCCTTCCCAGCGGGGAGGGTGACGAACGGGGGGTCAATGCCAAACAGGGATTCCGTCAGCCCTGCAGTGACGTGACGCACATTTGCAAACCCATAGGGCATGAAAATGTTGGAGCGGGGGGAGCCATCGGGGTAGGTCTTCGGAGCGGAGTACATATCCAAGTGGCGGTGAAGTTCCGCCCACCGGGGCTCTAACGGCCTCCGAAACGAGTACATCCGCTCCAGCACGGCGTTGATGTCATTCAGCCATCGGGTTGATTCAATATGACTGAATTGTGTCTTGGGCATTTAGTCTCGCAATATCCGCACTGTCACTTCAAGCCGCACAGGAACCTCTTCGGTGGCTTCCCGCATGGTTTCAATCCACGCCAACCCTATTTGGCGTTGGGCTTCATCAAGGGGTCGATTCTGTCGTTTAGCCCATCTGCCAAGAAAGCGAGCAGCATCCCAGAGCCACATAAAAGGGCAGCGCAGAACATTAAGGGCCACACGACCAGATGTTGCAGGAGCCATATCATAAGCCTGTTCGGGACATGGCATTCATTACGCCTTTGCTTGGAACGGGAGGACTGGGGCGCGGGGACGGCGGCGGTATTTTCACATACTGCTTGATGATCCGCACTATCTGGGGTGGAGGCGGGGGCCAAGCATCATAGTGGTCCAAGATGCGGTGGGCCAGCGCAATGAGCCAGCGGCGAATCAATTTCCCATCTCCAGTACCGCACTAATCACATTGCCGCCAGAGTGCGCAAAGATGCTGAGAGTTGTCCAGTTTCCCGTGTCGAAGGTGTAGATGCCTGCGGCGGGAAGCAAGAAGTCCGTGGCTGCTGCATCTGTCCCAGAGTCGTTGAAGGTGATGAAGCATTTGGCGTCTACGGAGATGGCGATCACCTTCCGGGGGGTCAAAGCGACATCTGTGCCTGCAGCTGCCGCCGTTATAGTTTCGTTGCTCAAAAGTTTGCTAAACTTCAAAATTCTGTCAGGCTGCATAGCAGGTCTCCTTAGTCGTCGGTCAAAGCAATGGGGTCATGCTGGGGAGGCGTCCACTGGACATCCCAGTTGCCGCGCTCGGTAAGGCGGTTGGCCTCCATAACCACGGCCTGGAGGCGCTCAAAAAGTTCTTGGCGTTCCTCCGGGGGCGTGCAAGCCTCCAGCTTTTTCGCAAACATCACCCAGCATTCTTCACAGGGATGTTGGGGGGTTCGGACGGCATCGCCCCACATGGGGCCGTGGATGCTGCATCGGTATTCGACTCGGCCATCGGGGTAGTGGGTGGCGTTCTTCATCACCCGCTCGTAGGCGGGAGAGATCGTCGGGGCCATTTTCACATGCATTAGTGAAACTCCGAGCAGCTTTGGAAGTAGGCACAGCGGGGACACACTAATTTGCAGCGGCGGTCCTGGAGGCGCGAATTGCAGTTGGGGCAGTTCAAGGGTTACCACCATCCTCCTACGGCGTATCCCCACCCGATTCCTGTGCTGGGTTCGGCAATCGTGTATGTGCCGGTTACTTCGGCGGCGAAGACACGCTCCTGAAAATCGTCTCCACTCTTGGAGCGGGTTATACCAAACCTAATGAGCACCAAGGCTTCATCCCAAACTGTTTTGTCAGCCGACGTGTTCGGATTCGTCATGGGGATGACGCTGGAGTCCGTCGGCGTGGTTGTGGTGATCGCAGATTCGACGGTCACCTCATCTGTCAAGGCCGTAGAGCCATCGGACTCTACGATTTGTGCTGTCAAGGTGTCCCATGAGTTGGTCTGAGTCCCTGATTCCCAAGCATAACGCAGCTGAACCGAAACGGTGTCAACGTGACTGAAGTCTGCGGGCACGGCGGCTAAGGCAAAACTAGCTACCCCCGTGTGCGTTGAGTTGCTTGAATCATGGACGTAAGAAAGATCATTCGCGGACGCAATCGCCTCAAGGACCGGCTGAGTGCCTACAATGTTAGTGTTGGATACGTTTGCGAACGTCCCTAATTCGAGGGTTCCTAAACTAGCCATCTATTGCTCCACAGGCGGCACATTTTAATCCCGGTGGCGGCCACTCACTGCATCGTGTGATGCCGAAGCGGGGGCCATTGAGCGTCCAGAAGGGTTGAATGTACCGCTGGTACTCGGGGCTACTCTCAGCAGTGTCCCAAGAGCCGTATTGGCGGCGGAGGCCGCAAGCCCAGCGGCGGCCATGAACGGTGTGCTCCTCCAAAAACCTGCAACGCCTTCCGTTGATGTAACAACAGACATCCCGGCTCCTGCCGCACCTAGACGCCGAGGACTCGGTGGAGGAGGCCGCTTCGATACTGCGCCAACTCCTCTGAACAAGTCTTGACGATAGCTTCGGCATCAGCCAAGCGGCGAGCCAGTTTAGAATTTGCCGCACGGAGTTCCTCTACAGCGGGATTCCCCTTGGTGACGGCTGCGGCTTCCTGAAGGGTGGTGAAACAGTCCTGACAGAAGTCAAACCCCCGGTGTTCCTTAGGGGACAGGAAGTCGATGCGGTATTTGTCTGCCGCCCCTTTAATCTCTTTGCCGCACGAGCAGAATAGTTTGGTCATTTTGGGTCCTAGACACTGGCGATGTAGCCGGTTACGTCAATCGAGTGGGCGATGGCCGCCGAGGTGGTAACAGTTAAGGTGGTGCCAGCGGTGATCTTTTTGGGGGTGTTGAAGTGCAGAGCGAAGCCGCGCCCCGCCGTGGCCTCCAAGTAGTAAGGGCCAAGTACGGTGGTGGTGCTCTCCTCAAAAAAGACGTTCATGGCCGTCGCCGCGCCGGTTGAGACCACAATGTCTGTGACAAAGACGGAGTTGCTGGCTACGCCTGTCACCACAGTAGCGTCGGTTAAGGCACTAGAGGAGTTTTCGTGATAGCTCCACACGCGAGGGCTGACGGCGCTGACCAGCAAGCGGCGGTTGAGGTCGGTGCGGAATCGTGCTACATCCCCTTCGGCGCTGACGTTTCCGGGGTCGGTGCCATCGGGGCTGATGGCGAAGCCTCCGACCATCACAGGAGCGCCGGGAGTGATTCCGTCGTCAGCCACGGTGCCAACGGCGGTAGCCTGCACGGCAAACGTTCCACCGTTATCAACGGTGATAGAATTGCCTGAATCGTTGATACCAACTTCATCCCAGGTTCCTGACTGCGTGACGGCGACAGTCCCTCCGACCGAACTAACTGCGACGGTTCCATCAACGGTGTGACTGCCCCCACCATCGAAAATCTCAACCTTAAGATACCCATTTGCGTCTACCAACAGCGGCGCAACTTCATTATCTGTGTTGACTGCTGAGGTATCTGCGTCCCGTCTAACTGCGGCGGCAAGAGTCCCTATGCTTGTGGCCTCGGCATATGTATCCGTCCCCAGTGTATACTGAGTGCCGCCGCCAAAAGATGTGATTTGATCTCCGGTGCCGTCCACAACGGCCACGGTTAGGGGATCGCTGTTCGTCAGGTCGAGTTGCGTAAGGACGCCAACGGCTCCGTGGATCGCTACTGCGTCATCTGTTGCATTGAGGTTGTCTACGTCTAGCTGCGTCGCCGTTACAGCTACGGTGCCATCGACTGTGATTGCATTCCCGCCGTCGGCAATCGTAATATCCGCGTCTTGACCGACGATCTGTGCATCGACCAACAACCGTCGATCCGTGGACATAGCTAACATGCCTATGTCGTTGGCATCAACACTACCATCGGTGGGGGTGGCTGTAGCCATGACCCCCAACCCCTTGGTGGAGCCGGTGGAGTGGGTGGCAGTGTCATCGACGAACACCGCATCATCAAGCAGTTGAACGGAGGTGGTGATGGAGGCGAGATTGCCGCCGCTTTCAAGCGCTAGGGCCGAGGTGTTGAGGTTGGTGCCCGCGTTTGCCGTCACGGTGCCGCTGATAGGCTGGGTTGCGCCAGAGCCATCCACCAGAAGGGGGGTCATGGACGCGATCCCTTGGACGGTGACAACTCCTGTTGCGGCGGTGCCTGCGGTGCCGCTGCCATCGACCGTTAGGACCCCGCCGTTGTCATCAACACTCAAGACACCCGTGGAGTCACTGGCGATGGTGACACGCAGCGCACCCGCCTCGACACCTCCACCCGCTGCAATCGCGGTAGAGGATTCCAAGGTGCCGTCTACCAACTTTACACGCTGGTAGTGGACACCCCCCACATCATCTGTGGCAACGGAGGCGTCAGCCCCGGTGGTGATGGAAACGTTATCGGCCATGTTAGATTTTGTTGAGTTTGGTGAACCGAAATAGAGGGATTATACGGATGGAGAGATAGGCTGTGAGGCTGTCGCCTCCTCCCCCACCGCCGCCCGTGTTGACGTTGAAAAGGAGAAGCATAAGAAAGGTGGGCCGCCATTTTTCCGGCTGCGGCCCGTGCCGTCCAGCGATAGAGTGTCGCCTGGAAACCTTTGGAGCCCCGCCCTGGATTCAAACCAGGAACCTAGGGTTTACAAAACCCCCGCTCTATCATTTGGAGCTAGCGGGGCTCAAAGTCAAACTACGCCGCGCCAAGTTCGTAGGAGGCCGAGGCGTCAATCAGGAGGCCCGACTCCCACTCTTTGGCGATGATGGTATCGCACACATCAGAATCGTGGCGATAGGCGAAGAACGGGATGACGATCTCGCCGCTGTCGAACTTGAACCGGGAGGTCGCCTCCGCCGTCGGCTTCACACCGTCGATGGAGAAATAGCACTTACCCACAGTGCCGTCTTTGGAGAGCGACCCGTCGGAGTCGCAGATTACCATCAGCGTCTTCGTTTCGGTGTCGGCCCAGTTGTCGGTCGTGTCGGTGACTGCGGTGGTCCCAGCGTTCAGGATGGTCCGCAGTTTGATGTCACCGGACTCCACGTCTAGAGCCGCCATCTCATCGTAGTCATCCTCAATCACCGCCTGGTAGACTTCGGCCTTCCTCAGCCCCAGCATCACCTCGTCCGCCCCCGACACGTCAGCGAGAGAAAACTTGAACGAGATGAAGAAGGGGGCGTCCGTACCGACCACGAAGGTACCCCGCGTGGCTCCTGCCACGTTCGAGATGATTGTACCCTCGGGGAACTCATTCCCCAGGGTCAGTTCGATACCGTCGTTGTTTTCGGCATCCAACACCAAGTTGAGACCCGCGCTGGTCCGCACGGGAGCAAGGATGGTTTGGGTGCCGATGACATGCCACTCGAAGCTGTTGCGATCTCCGAGGAGGATGTTGACATCGCCCGCCGCGCCGGTGGGGTCGCCCCCTACATCCGTGCCGACGGCCTTGTGGAAGTGACCTTTAAAGGTCTCGTAGACGTACCGCTGTGTAGAGTCATGGACGATAGAAGCGTGATGCGAATTGTCGTGCAAAATTCCAGCCATTGTGTTGTCTCCTGCCAGTTAGAATGCTTTCAGCAAGTGCTGAAAGGTCGTCCTGCCGCGAAAACGTCGGGGCGGGTATTGCGCCCGCCCCACTTCCCGCTCACCCTTGGTAGGTGCACTCCTTTGGGCAGCGTTGGCAGGATTACGCTGAAGGGCCACTTCAACGCGGGAAGAACTTGTTTAGCCTGACTCGCCTTCAAGGGCGGGCTGCAATTCGGTGGTGCTCGTGGTGGGCTTCACCAGCTTTGGGCCGGGAGCCTCGTTCGCAGGCTCGGGCTGCTCCAGGTCGTGGAGGAGCGCCCGCAACATCTGAATCGCTCCACTCAGGGCCTCAAGATTGGCTTGTGCCGTAGCGAATTGCTCTTGGAGGCCCTGGAGGCGGCTTTGGAGGTGTTCTTTGGTTAGGGTCATTCAAACTCCTAAGCATCGGCGTATAACTGAATGTGATAGAGAGTTCCGTCGCTGCCCCGCACCTTGATGGTGCCCGACTTGGCCTCAGCGGTCTTGTCGGCGTTGGTGGTCATGGAGTGGGTACCCAACGCAGCGTCAAACTTGATGAGTCCATCCCACCCCTGGGTGCCTTCGTGCTGGACCGGGAGAAGTAGGACAATGTTGCCCGTGGGATTGATGTTTGACTCGACACGAGCGCGGATGCCTACAACGTTTCCTCCGATAGTGCCAGTGCCAGTTGCTCCAAGGTACATATTGATGCCGCGCAGGTCGTCGGTTAGTGCGCCTGCCCCGGAACCCTTCAATTCGGAGTCAATACCGACTCCCGTACAAGCGAGGGCATCAAAAGTGTTGGCGACTCGCGGCTTGAACTGAGCGCCGTATACCTCACCACTGGTCGTCGCTGCTTGATTGGGGGTTGTCTGGAACCCGATGGTGTCACCACTGGTCTGCGTGAAGTTGCGGGAGTTGATGCGAACGGGCTTGGAGTCTGTGAGGGTCTCTAGGTCAAGGTTAAGATTTGCGCCCGACTTGACCTCGCTACCACCCGTATAAGTAGATACTATGTTTCCGGCCCCATCCTGGACCTCCAGCACGGTGTCAGAACTGGCCGCCGGGATCAGTGTGACCTTCCTGAATACACGTTCATGACCCTTGAATGCAAATGACATTTCGGTTTCTCCTTTGGTGTTGGCCGGGGTGCTGTCAAACCCCTCGGGTCGTACTAACTACCACTCTGAGCAAATAGGACAAAAGCAACAACAATAGGTTATTTCCACGCACTCTCTATTGTCGGTTGCAACTTGATGGGAGGCTGACGATTGCCCCAATCTGTACTCACCTCACGGTCTATCTGTTTTCCATCTCGATGCTTCTCAAGGTATCGCAAAACGTGCCCGCTATCCCATTCTGGGGGTATTCGTTTGGAGTGAATAGTGCTACACACACTAAAGCTGTGGAGTGTATGTGTAGGTTCTTCTGCTAACATTACCGATGCCGGTGAGTCTGTTGCACAGGCACCACAAGCACAGGTGTCCAGACCTCCGCCTTCAACTCCTAACTGTATATGTCTTTCTGTGAAAGCCACTGTCTACCCCTTTGTGTTAGTCTGCGGCACTTGTGGTGATTTTCTGCCAATCCGTGGAGGTACCGCTCGCCCCTCCACTTTCAGTCAGCTTGACGTAGATGAGGGCTGTGCCTCCAACCGCTGGGGCCGAGATGTAAATGGTGCCTATGGGGGCGTCCCGGAATTGAGCCGCAACCTTGGCGCGGGTCGCATGGGTGCCGACTTTGATGTAACTCAGGGCTTCTGCGGGTACCTTACCAGGAAATGCCATCTTAGTCTCCTGTCAAAAGGTGCTGCCACGTTACCGTGGGCCGTACACCGATAAAGTGAAGTTCCGGGTCGAAGTGGGTAGCCATGCCACAGACCGCACCGTTTTGGCAGATGATCGGACTGCCGCTGGAGCCGAAGGTCCAACCGGGCATCTGGACGATGATGGTGCTTCCATCTGCATAGGCTACCCAGCCGTGCAGGGCGAACAGGCCGGTGTACCCTCGGACGCTGGCGAGGGTGTAGACCCAATCTTTGTCCAACGGCAGAGCCGTGTCTATCCTTAGGGCTTCTGCGGGCATCTCAGAAGTGAACACTGCGGTATCCACTTCAGGGTCCACAGAGTCCAGGGCGGCTTCCCACCAGTTACCGCTGGCGTCGTACAGCTGCAATACCGAATTGAGGCTGCGCAAGCAGTGGAAGGCTGTGACAAATTTCTGGTCTCCGGCTGCAAAGGCTGTACACCTGGACTCATTATCGATTGTGACAATGAAGATGGATTGACGGAGTGTTGGGGACGGCGCAGCGGTCACTTGGTAAATGAATAGGGCTGTGCCTACTAGGATCAACGCCACCGCTGACAAAAATTGTCTCACCGGGCCTCCACCCTGTTACAATCCCAGTACCAAGCGTATCACATATTTTGGGGGTTGTCAAGGGGATAGTTCCAAAGGGCGCAAGATGTTGTGGTGTCGAGGGTTTGACAGAAAGTGTCAAGGAATACTTGACAGATGGTTATGGCTTTGTGCCCATGCGGACATCACCACGTCTCATCCCCCCACGGTTTGGTGCGGACCATTGGGCGCTGCGGCCTTGGCCGGGGAGATTCTGCTGGAGCCCGCAACCGCATCCCACAGAGATACTGATAACACTCCATGAGGGTTGAGGAACCGTCACGGCCCTTGCGGGGGCGGTCCCGCACAGCACCCCGATTCGGCCCCTGGGCCACAGCGTCAATGACGTAGCGGCTGATTTCCCACTCCCACTCGCTGAGGTGGTCGAAAACCTCAACCGGCGGGTGTGGGTGTGTGGGGTCAAAGGCCGCATCCATGTACTCGTGAGAGGCTGCAAGGGCGCGGGTGTAGTCGAGATCGGGGTAGATGAGGCGGCTCAAGCCCGCTTCCCGCCACACCTGGAGGACTGTTTTGTAATCCTCCTTAAGCTGGGCGTCGGGGACCCGCTGGCGGCCCATGAACGGGTCACAGGCCCAGATGCGGATGGGGTCGCCCCGGTTCTCGGTGAGAATAGCCTCCACATGCTGGGAGACTGTGCGGCCCTTTTCCTTGTAGGCACGGTAGAGACTCATCTTTCCTTTGGGGCTGATGGCAGCCCATAGCGCCCCGACGTAGCCGGTGACAGCCGGGTCGATCATTACCACCCGCATGTGGTCCGGAGGGATGTCGTGGGCGGGGACCCAGAGTGGGGGTTCGGACTTCCACCCTGAATAGTACCTCCCACTTCGTTGGAAAAACTCTCCATAGAGTCTAGCTCGTTCCTCTGGATGGCCCCTCCACTTGGTTAATAGTTTCCTTTTTTCTGCCTCAGGGGTGTGGGGGTTGTTCAACGCAGACATCAGCACCACTCCAATTTCGGGATTGCCCACCTTCCACTCTTCAACGAGATCGTAGAGCCAGGGTTGTTGGGTGGTTGCAACATCGAGCAGGGGGGTAGCTGTCACCAAAAGTTTACCTCCTGTAGACACAGTACGCTGGTACGATTCGTCGTATATGGCCTTGGTGCATTCCTCATCTAAGTGGACTAAATGACACGAGGGACCACCGTGGGTTCGGGGGTCTACATCTGCTGACTTCCCTGTATATTTGCTGCCGCGTTTGAATCGGGCGCTGATTTGATGATCTGATTTAGATTTGAGGGCGTTCTTAGGAAAGAATGGGGGATGATCGGTGGATGCTGTCAATTTCTCCCACAGGGGGTCCTTCAAAAGATCGCTGTTGAGTCCAACAGAGCGGACGTTGACAGGACCTTCAGGGATGGGTAAAGGCTCTACCCACCTCCAGTTTACCTCGTCGCGGAAGTAGTCTTTCCCCAATAACCACGCCGTAATAAGAAAGCATCCTAAATCGGACTTGCCTGCCCGATTACCCCCAAGAACCAACCAGACCTTTTGCTCCGGCCTCAGTTGCTCCCAGAACTTAACCTGATCCCCACAAGGTTCCCAGTATGCAACAAATTTCTTGTCACGGCGTAAACTCTCGGCTATAATAAGTCGAGCTTCCTCTTCGGACTCATCTTTAGCCCCTGAGGTGATTTGCGAAAGTAAGTCGGAGTCGGAGGTTGAAAACATGCCCTAATACCGATAACCGTGAACGACGAGGGCTCCCGTATTGTACCCAGCACATGGACAATTCTTGCTGTTGGGGAGTAATTATGCGGTGTCTAAAGAGATTCCCTTATCGGTGTAGTCGCTGCCCACACAAGCATCGTGGACGGGATAGATGCCGCGCATTCGGGAGATGAGGTAGGTCCAATCATCCTGCGGCTGGATAGCTTGCTGGCAGAGGAGACAGGGCGTGGCCCAGGGGATGGAGCAGCCGTCCTGTATGATATCCAATGAGAGAATACCTTTCTTCGCCAGAGTATATTTTACGAAACATTGAGATGCTAAGGCGTCGTCGCCAGAAATGCAGTCTAAGGCAACCCCCAAAGGGAACGGGGCATCTAAGTTACTTTGGGGGCAGCGACCTCAACACCAGACGCCACTGGCCCTTGACTTTCACGAGTTCGAGTGTGTAACCGGATTTGTAGATCAATTAAGGAGGTGCCCAATGGCACAGTCAAAGTTGTTTCAATACGCAGTTTTGTTTCACCACAAGGAGTTAAAAGATGCGGCAGGGAACGATACCACCCCACCGTCGGAGATCGTGGTACCTATTGCCGCAACCCTATCCCAATCACAGGAAGAAGTGGCGATGCGGGCGGCCCGTGCGGTGCCGGAGAAGTACGCCGACAAGCTCAACCGGGTGGAGATCATCGTCCGCCCTTTTTAGCTGCAAAGGCCGGAGGGCTGTCCCCGGCAAACATAAAAGAGGTCTTTGCAGCTACAACCCCATCACAATATAACAGCCCTCCCCTCGTCAATTACTGGGAGGCGTTAGGTGCCGCCATTGGTGGCTGTATACCTGGTGGTACATCCTACACAGCATCTCAACTTATGGCGAGGATTAGTTGACCTTCTCAACCTTCACGGCTTTCCGCTCCCTGACCTCGGTGAGGGCTTTCTGGAGGGCCGTGCCCGACAAAGCGTCGAGCAGTGAATCCGAGTCGATGGCCCCCTCAGCTTTGATGACGCTGGCGAGGCCATCAAGGGCGTCCTTGGTTTTACCTTGGCGCTCCAGCTTCATCGACAGAGCGGTCATCCGGCCAACGGCGATGGCCTTATCCTGCGCCACGGTTTGGTAGAGGTGGACATAATGGCTTTTCATCGCCGCGTCGAGATGCTCACGCCACATGCGGCTGCGGGACGCGGCCTTGACATCCTCTTCGGGAGTGTTGTAGCCTGCAAGGGTGTTAGCTCGGATGACAAATTGGCCGTTGGTTTCACCGGGAAGGGGCGTCAGGCCCTCTTCGACGATTATGCGGATGGTCTCGGGCCACCACTCGCTGGGGAGGTGGGGTTGGCTCATAGGGAAATACCTTCCCCAAACATACCACATCCCCGCAAAGATGTCAAGGGTTAAGGAGTCTGAGTGATCGTTCCGCCACCGCGCATCGAATTGATTGAGGGTATCTTTCGAGAGGCCCAGCTTGTCACCATTTCAGGAACCTTTGGGGCGGGGAAGTCGCCGTTGCTGGCGGAGTGGGCCTTTTGCCTCACCACCGGGTTGCGGTGGTGCGGTCGGCGGGTGCAGCGCCGTCCGGTGTTGATGCTCGCACACGAAACCCCGGCATGGGCCTTTTGGCGTGGGTGGGCTGCAATGGGGGAGCGCCACAGCTTGACTCCGCCAGATGACCCCGCAACGGTGGAGATGTTCCTGGAGGCCGGTAGTGACGAGAACGTCTCCACCGCTGAATTGCTAAACGTGCTGGCAAAGTCAATGGACGAAAGGATGAAGTGGCTGGAGTCGAAGGTGGCGGCAAAACCCGATGCGGTAGTTATGGTAGACCCCTTCAATATGTTCTTTCCGGTGGACACTAAGAAGGGAATGCACATTATGGTGGTGTATAAGTGGTGTCGGATGCTGCACCGCACCTACCCAGGGTTGACCTTCGTGTTTACCTTCAACACCAGAAAGAAGTCTAGGATTGCCGCGCAGCAACCTTCGTTGATTAAGGACCCTCGGGATTGGCTGGAGGAGGCATCCGGGGGGATGGAGATTCAGAGCCGCAGCGATGTGCGGTTGGGGTTGGAGTACAAAGGGGATGCAGGGGATCGTATCTTCTTTTTCAACGGGTGGAGACGCGGTGAGGATATGGAGCCGATGATGCTGGAAAGTGTGATCCTGGGGTCGGACGAAGAGGGGAAACCGAAGCTCGCGGGCTTCAAACCCGCACCGCTACGGGAGGAAGATGATCTCACGGCGATGCTGACTGACCGGCAGGCGGAACTGTGGCGGATGTTGCCGCCGGGGGAGTTCACGGTCGCTGACCTAGAAGGGGATGATAAGCTGTCGCGGGCCAGCGCGTACAACATGCGGACCCGGCTGGTGAGGCTGGGGTTGGTGACCGATCTTGGGGGTGGGAGGATGCGGAAGGAGGGGTGATGCACGTTAAATTTCGATTCTCGTTCGAGTTGCTGAGGCAGTTGTTTCAAACAGGGGCTAAGTGGCCTCCAAAGAAGAGGACTGAGGTGTTGGAGGGATTCCCGGAGGATGCTGTCCTGGTTGGGGTTGAAGGTTCTCCGGAGGGGGTGACATTTTTGGTAGAAACTACATCTCCCGGCCCAGACCTACGAGTTATTGTAATCAAGGAGCAAAGTGATGAGACCTGAACGTCGCCTCCACGGTTTCATTGACGAGTCAGTAGTGCGCCAAGCGCCTTGCTACCAACCCTTGATAGAGGAGCAGGTGGGTGGGGAGTTTGCAGCCACCTTTTGGGTCGGTGAGCCGACCTTCGACTTGGAGGATGCGGAGGACCGATTAGCTGTGGTTGCAACCCGGCACGGCCTGCGCTACGAAGGAGGTGGAGAGTGGAGCCACGCAATATGACCACCAAGGATAAAATGAAGCGCCTCAGTCCTTCCCATCACCACTTTGAGTTAGTGGATGACCCGTGGCACGTCAACGCACTTGCAGGAACTCCTGCCGAGCCATATGGCCATCGTGGAGTCCAACGCAAGATATGGTACTCTGTAGACTGGTGCGGGAATCTCATTGGTGAGTGGGGGGAAGATGCCCCACCTGAGGAATAATGAATAAAATCCACCAAGTCCACGACCCCAACGCCCGCCCCTGCCCCCACTGTGGCGCTCCCTGCTTTGTCAGCCTCTACAACACCGCCAATGAGCCGATTGGGTGGCGGTGTGAGCGTCACGGTTCGGTCATTCGGCTAGACAACCCCACGGCCCCGAGGAGCATCTAAGGTTTAAGATGACCCAAAACGACTTCCTCGCCAGCCTCCGAAAGTCCAAGCACCAGCCCCGTCGGGCTACCCCCGCCCCGCCCTCTGACCTGGAGCGCCTGGAACGAAAGGCCGAGGCCCAAAGCCTGCACAAGCGCCGACGTGAGGAGTTTGAGGTGCGGTATCTGCCCCTTTACCTTAGGGTGCTCCACTTCACCCTGAGCATGACGCACAATTGGGCAGATGCGGAAGACATCACTCAGGACACCTTTTTGCAGACGATGCGGCGCATAGACGAAGGATTTGAGGGTCGTTCCCCACATGCGGTGTTGATTACACAGACGAAACTATTAGTCCTAAATAGATTCTACAGCACAAAGACCCATGCAGGGGGCAGGGCTCGTAGGCGGCTGTTGTCACTTGAGGAGTGGGGGATTGCGGATGCAGTATCGATCAAGAGCAGAGGTCTCTAAGAATGGCCCTTATCATCACAGCCCGCAACCTTAGTAACCTAGCTGAGGTGAGCGACTACGAAGTGGGTGCGTGGATCAATGAAACACCCATCTGGAGGGGGACCGTAAGGGGGCACCACCGCACTGATGGGTGGACGGCGCTGGTACGGCTGATTGCGGATGCGGCGGATGCCGAAAAGGAGGCCAAGTGAAGACCACCCTCTACCACGCACCAGTACCAGCAGGCACCCCCCTGGTGGCCGCGTCCCCAGCCCAAATGTTGGAGACCCTAAACCTCCGTTTCCCCACCCGCTTCGCAGCCACGGGCATCACCATCTATGAAGAGGACCTACCGACCCTACGGCCCCTAACGCTCTCACCCACCGGAGATGTAAATGCCGCTGCATGGCGCGAGATCATCAGGGGGGTGGAGGTCCACGGGGCGGTGCGGGTGTGGGGCCATGATGTCTACAAGGAGGAAGCATGACCCTGTTTGCCCACCTAGGCCGACGATTCGGCATCATCCGCTGCCCCCTCTGCGGTACTCGCCAGAGATGCTGGGGGGTGGTAGAGGACCGGGTGATGCGGCAGCCCATCTGGGTGTGCCAAGCGTGCGCAGAGATTCTTGAAAGGGTGCGGCGGAAGGCCGCAAAGGAGGCCCCTAATGCCCATTAAAATTCCAAAGCCCCCACAAATCGTGAAGAAGTCCAAGCGGCACCCCCTAAAGGGGACTGGCTTCCCACCCGGCGCTCAGGTGGTAGCCGCCAATGGCACCGTTTATGTAGTACAATCGGATGGATCGTGGCGAAAGGAGAGCCAATGAAAGCTGTTAAACGTCTTTGTCCAAGCTGTAATAAAGAAAAGGTGTTCCGTCAGGACGTACTGAAGTGTCCGCAGTGTGCATCTGCACGATCTGCCACAAGTGACACCCTACCCCCAACTGAGAGGGAGGCGCACCTCCGCACGGAGATCAAGCGCCTGACCGCCGACAACACCAGACTTCGGAAAAGCCGGGGCTTCCTACGTGAGTTGACTGACCAGATCGCATCGGCTGTTACCGCAGCCGACCCCCCACCTCTGAACTTCACACCCACTGCCTCGGAGCACAGCCCCCTCACCGCCGTCTTGATGCTATCCGATTGGCATATCGGGGAGGTGATCGAGGCGGATGAGACAGAAGGTTTCGGCACCTTCAACTGGGCTATCGCCCAACAGCGGGTGGACCGCATCACCACAAAGTTCCTAGAGCAGGTAGAGATGTTTCGCGCCAGCTTTAACATCCCCCGCCTGTGCATTCTCGGCCTTGGGGATTGGGTGTCAGGGGACATCCACAGCGAACTGTTGAGGACCAATGAGTTTCCGCTTCCGGTGCAAGCCGCAAACGCAGGACACCTCTTCGCGGAGGCGGTTATCAAGTTAGCCCCGCACTTCCAGCACGTGAAGGTGGTAGAAGTGGGGGCTGACAACCACGGCAGGCTCCAGCCCAAGCCGCAGTTCAAACAGAAGTCGGCCAATAACATGAGCTTCCTTGTCTACACCGTGGCGAATGCCCGCCTCAGCGCCCTCAAGAATGTGGACATCGAGTTCCCCGCTGGGCTCCGGCACGTCGTCAACCTGGACGGCGTGAAGTATTTGGCAGAACACGGCGACACCATCAAGTCGTGGCAGGGAATCCCCTATATGGGGATGTCACGTCACACTCTGCGGGAGGGGTTCAAGCGGATGCGCCGCCCAGAGATTGCGTTTGACTACCTCACCCTTGGGCACTTTCATGTGCCAGCCATCATTGAGGGGGGGATTTTGGTGAACGGCTCGCTAAGTGGCACCAGCGAGTTCGATCATGGGGTCGGACGGCACTCCGCGCCCGCACAGGTTAGCTTTTTGAGTCATCCCCGGTGGGGGGCGTTTTGTTGGACAGCGTGGAGGGCGGAGTGAGCACCGATGATCGCCCCATCGGACTGCTCCACCTCGCTGCGGCCCTCTGCCCACACTGCACGCGCCTTATCTTGTGCCAAGCTGAGGATGCGCCAATGTTGACTTGTTGTTGCTTCTGCGGCACCAAGATGACGCCGGGAGCCAAAAAGGAGACGATCCAGTGAGCATCCACTTCAACGTCCGCTCCGGCACCACCCCCTCCAAGCGTCTCTGCGACTCTTGCAACCACGCGGTCATTATGCAGGGCGAGAGCCAAGGGGAGCGTATCTGGTGCCACGGCGTCTCCTGGGATAATCCAGCGCCGATTAAAGATCAGATCGTCCGGTGCAGCGCCTACAGCCGTAAGGAGTCGGGTCCGAGTCTGAGCGCCATGACAGATATGGCATTCATCCTCACCGAACAAGGTCCGATGAAGACCGCCGGGTTCGTCTCACCTCGGGATTGGCGCAAGCGTCACCAAGATGAGTCAGTGGTGCCGGACGAGGCGACGAGGAGGTTGGTATAATGCCCGCCAAAGTAGTTCACTGCAAGCGAGAACCCTACGACCTGTTGATAGACCGCACCACCCTCTTTGGTAATCCCTTTAGGATTGGCGTTGATGGGACCCGAAAAGAGGTCGTTCTGAAACACCGCCACTGGATTACAGGTGTTTTCGGGCCTGACGTAATTCGTGGGTACGACCGACGAAAGGTCCGTGAGGAGATCGTAAAGCGCCCCAACGAGGTCTTTGGATGCTGGTGTGCTCCTAGGGCTTGTCATGGGGATTCTCTGTTGGAAATCGCCAACACGCCCCCAACCACTACATAGGTACCTCCCAGGGTACCCCACCAACTTTCCAGCCCCCCGCAATTATCAACAACTTACAGTCAGAGTTGTGCAGCGGCGGTGCAAAATCTGCCCAACCACCCTCCCAAAGATGGCAACCTCCACCAACCCACCCCAACTCACACACCCCGTAACAATTTAGGTACCCCTTCGGGGGGTCCCGCGAAGGACCCGGAGTTGCCCCCGCTGGGCGGCCCCCACCCTGGGACCCCGGACGGGTTGTGCCACCGCCTCTGTCGACCCACAACATCTTGTGGTCCCAACCAGAGAGGTGGAGTGATGGCCGTTGAAGCAGGTTGCCCGCCCAAAATGGCATGTGGTGCTGGGGGCGGTACCATCACACACACACCTAAGGGCTGGGGTGGAAGCCTCGGCATGGCCGCAGCCACGGGGCTGCACCAGGCCGGAGTGCCACCGCCCCGGGGATCGCAGCTACCGCTAAGGTCTGACGTTAGACCTTTGCGTTCCTGGGGGGTAAGGGGTTTCTTCGGTACGAAGTAGCAGCCACGAGATGGGTGCGGGTGCGGTCGCAGCCAGGCCGGCGGGCTGCGGCTGCGGCCTGGGCAACCCCACGACGCACCCGCGCATCGTATGGGTGTCCGAATCGCCAAAGTAGGAGGGCAACAATGATGACACGTCCGCTCTACAAGGAACTAGCGTCCCTGATGCAAGTAGCGTGTGAATAACCCAACAACGCTAAATGGTACGAGCGTCATACCGAAGGGGGGGGGGAATAATGGAACCTTGGCAGGCACGTGAACAAGCCCGCCTCATCTCAGGGGAATACAAACCGATTCCCTCGGAGGCGGTGGGTGGTTTGGAAATTGAGCCAGAGCACTTCCTACACCTATCTACTACGGATGGTGCGCCCGAAATGGTCGCCTTCACTGCCTCCGCTCCGCATGGCGAGCGGGATCGGCAAACGAGGATGAAGTTCGGGAGGTATCTAAAGAGGTACTTCCCCGCTCTGAGCGACTGTGAGACACAACGGAGGGTGGTAGCACTCCGCGCAGCCGTGGCTTATGTTGAGACTGCAGACGAGTACGTGCTGCGGTTTGCGAGTGATAGGGAAACCATTGACCGCATCTTTGAGACCGCGATGTGTCCGTGTGACTCTACAACTGTGTCCTGTATGCACGGAAAATTTACGTCCTGGGAGCATAGGCCATACCATGTGTATGCAGATTCCCCGGACGTGGCGGTCGCGTACCTGATGCAATACGGTAACATTGTTGCCAGGTCCGTGGTATCGACAAAGGATAGTCGATACGTGCGCCTTTATGCGGTCGGAGGTGCAGAGGCGTACTGTTCTATGCTGCGGACTCTTTTGGGCGAGCAGGGATATCATTTTGGCGAGCTAACCGGGAGCCGATTGAATCGTCTGCCCTTGCGCCACGGAGATGAAGTCTTGCCGTACCTGGATAATGGGGGAATGAGTGTTTCCCTCAGGGGGGGTTATTGGGTAGTGGAATCTGAGGGTGGTGATTATGTTGGGGATCGGACGGACGGTACAGCTAGTACCGCCGACCTCCTACAATGCGAGCGCTGCGACCGCGATGAGGATGATTGTCAGTGTAGTTTTTGCGAGTGCTGCGAGGAGAACTACTACCCTTACTGTGAGGCTTGCACGATTTGCGAGCACTGCGAAAATTGCCGCACCCACGATATCTGTGACTGCGAGTATTGTCCAGAATGCGACCAGGTTGTGGATGCTCGTTTCTCCGCTTGCCGATGCTCGCGTTGCGGGGAATGCGGAAAGCTGGCGGATGACTGCGAGTGTGAGCGCTGCGGAGAGTGTGAGAATCTGGTAGAGGATTGTACCTGTGAGCCGGAAGAGGAAGTAGAGGAAGAGGAGGTGTCTGGGTGAACCCATTACTAGCTGAAATTCTTGCCTATCGCCGTCCGGCATACAGCAAAACTGAGGAGCGGTTCGTCCGACACCTCATTGATTCGGTGCCGGGCATCCAGCGGGATGAGTATGGGAACCGTTTGTTTCTTCGTGAGGGTAGCCGCACAATGATTGCGGTCCATACTGATACAGTCCATCGCTCGGAGGGAATGCAGCGCATTCAGGAGCGCAAGGGGGTTGTGTCTCTCCACCCGAAGGAGAGGGTGTCTAACTGCCTGGGAGCGGATGACGGCGCAGGAGTGTATGCAGCGCTGCGGATGATCCAGGCGGAGGCTCCGGTCTCGGTCATTTTTCACCGAGCAGAAGAAATCGGCGGGAAGGGAAGTGATTACTTGGCTTATCACTATCCGCATATCCTCGAAAAGTTTGACATTTGCCTTTCCTTAGACCGTCGCGGGGCGGAGGATGTTATTGTCGAGCAGTGGAATGGGCCTTGTTGTTCTTTGGAGTTTGCCCTCGGCTTGGCAGAGGCTCTCGGCTTGGGCCATAAGCCGGGGAGCGGCACCTTCACTGACTCTGCGAACTACACCGAGATAATCCCAGAGTGTAGCAATCTGGGTATAGGGTATGCTTGCGAGCATAGGCCACAGGAAACCCTTGCGGTAGATTATCTGGAATGTGTAATTGAGCGCTTGTGTAAAGTGGATTGGGCATCTTTGCCTGTTGTACGTGACCCGGCGGTCGATTTTTGGTCCGACGGGGAAGAAGAGGTGGAATGGTGGGACCGCCCGCCGTGGTGGGAGCGTGTCTCTCAGAATGAGGAGGGGTAGACTTTTAGACCGTCCCTGCCTAGCCTTGGAACGGCTCGGCTCCCCCAAACCTCAGCGATTTTCAACCAAAGCCCCAACCAGAGGCGGAAAGGGTGACAAAAAGTGTCACAGGTGTCAGTTTTTTGACACTGATTGTGTGTTTATGCTTAGACTTAGACACCCCTACTCTCTTTGTTATCAATATATATCTTATATTGATCTTAGACAAATAGGGGTGTATGCTGTTTTTGGAGGTTCCTATCTATGATTCAAATTCGGTTCCCCTGTGGGGGGCGAGAGTATGCTGCTATGAAGTGGCTTCAGGGTTTGGAGGCTAAGGGGGTTGTCATAACCCCCAAAATGCTTTCTGCCGCGCAGCGTGGGGTGAAGTATATGGAACCCTCACGGGGGTCGAGGGCCAAGAAAAAGGTAAAAGTGCTAGTACCTCGTAAGGGAGCGGGGACGAGCACCTGGAGAACGCTTCCGTGGACTTATGGAATGCTACAGCATTGGGGGCATCAATGCGTGGCAAAGGCGGTGAAAATGGGACTGCTGCCGAACCTCAACACTGTTTGGGGGTTTTGTTCCCAGGGGTGCGGAAAACGTGCTCAGGTGTACGATCATCGGGATTATTTCAAGCCCTTGGAAGTAACGCCGGTGTGTTGGGTGTGCAATTTAAGGATGCAGCAAGGAAAGCCGGGGCTGGGTTGGGGTGGGGCGTGGCCGGAGGGGGAGGTGTGGTTTCCCGTCCGGGAAGTATCACAACAAAAGATGCCTCCCCTTGCATGGTTGGGTGATACAACCCCGTTGGTGGTGGAAGCATCCTAGCCTGAGTGTGCAAGATCATCCGCCAGCGCCTGCTGCTCGAAAGGGGGAACGCATGACACGCATACGAAAGAATTCAAGCCACTCCAAAACAGCCCTACGGAGCGCGGTAAACGTTCGTTCATTCTCGCTTCATGGAGGTTTTGTAGCCGAGCCAATCGAGGACGTTGAACTTGCCCGGAGAATCCTTGAAAAAGACTCTGACGGCAAGCTATTTTTGACAGGCCAGGGAACCTATACGCTACGGGTTCACTCGAATCAGTGGTATGAATTCGAGACCGGAGACGCTATCCAGGTAAACCCCACGGGCAAGGAAGCGGACGGACGGAAGTTCCGCATCCTCCAGGAAGCCGTCAATAAGGCAGTCGAGCACGGACGGCCATTCCGTCACTTTTGGCTGTACGATCTGCCGACTACCTCCCGACAGTACTTCGCATCCATGCAGGCATTTGAGGAAGCCTGCGACGTGCTCTACAGGTACGCCATTGAGGATGAGCCGAAACAGGTTTGCAACCCGGAATGCTCCGGCGATATTAACGACGGCAAACAACACTGGCTTGCCGCACATATCCGCGTGAACTGGGGCGAGATTCACAGAAAGCACCAAGCGCGCCTTGACGGTTTGTTGTCGGGGATTCGCGGGTTGCTTGACATGGCGACCGACAACCGGACGCATGGGCCTGAGATTGACGCAGCCTGTGCCGCCATTGAGCTAGCAGAGAGCGGCAAAAGCCGCTGGGCCGTCGGAGACCGTGTTATTTGCAACGGCTACGAGGGCGCGATCGGCAAGGTGTGCGAGGGGCAGTTGTCCGGGATGTACGAGGTTCGCCTATCCTCCGGGGTTGTGTGCGTGGACGGCTCCGCACTGCGGGAGGTGGCGGCATGACAAGAAAATTCGACACGGCAATGCTTCCCGGAAAGCTTAAATCGCCCAGGACACCGACACTCGACAAGATTGCGGCGCATCACAAAGAGTCGCAAGCAATTGGAGAGTTTTTAGAGTGGCTACCAACGGCGGGCATACACCTGGCGGAATATGTAGAGATCAAAGAGTGCCCTTGCGACGGCGGGAGCTTTTGTCCCGGCTCGCACTGGCAACCAGTGTATCGGCCTATTACAACCCTCTTGGCGGAATACTTCGAGATTGACGAGGAAAAGGCCGAGAAGGAACGCTGCGCACTCTTGAAGAGCTTGCAGAAGGAGGCAAAGGCATGAGGTGCGGAACCTGTGACGGATTACGGAGAGTACCGCAACCCGCAGGGGCAGGCCATGTTGCTTGCCCCGATTGCATTGCCCCGATCGGGCAAGAGCTGTGCCTGCACACGGATGCATACGAGCTTTTCTGCCCGGTATGCGTTGAGTGTACAAAGCAGGATTATGAAAACGCAGAGGCAGGTTATCTGGGCAACCTGGAACGAATCGAACAGTTGGAAACTCTAGCAAAGGCGCTTTGCGACCGCATCGAAGCCAAGGCGATTTACACCGTGCTGCGGGTCACGCCGGAGTTTAAGGCGCTCCATGCAGCACTGAGGGGGGGGGTAGTAAAGCAATGACGGCAGGATCACCTCAACTCGGAAGCCCTGAGTACTTCGCCCAAGCCCTTGCGGATTTGCTCAAAGTCTCCGAAGAGTCAATCGGCATCATCCGCACCTTTCATGGGGAGCCGGGGTGGGAGATTTACCTACAACGCGCCCCGGAAATGAACCGCTTAATCACGGCGCTGTCAGCGGCAAGGGCCGCACTGGGGGCCAAATGAGGTTGGGCATCCGGGGGGACCAGGATGAGGTGCTGGCGCGGTGGGCCTTCATGGATTATCAGGTGAGGTCGTTTCTGGATGATCTTGTGGAGCATGGGCGGGCGGTTTTTGTGTCCTAATCTGACAAAGGAGGCGCGAATGACAATTGAAATGTTACGTGAGAAGTTGGCGGAGTTAGACGAGGGGTTGTTACGAAAGGGAAGCCATCCTCCGGGTCGGGAGTTCTGTGCCCTGGAATTTGTCTCCCAGGTGGAGGGAAGGGAATGGAGTGGCCAGCCTGTGACCATGTTTGACGTGCGCCTTTTGAATGATGGATTCTCAAATGATGGAATTCGCACAAGGGAAATGCTTCCGCTGTTGGCGGCGTTGTGGGGTTCTCAGGCGTGGTCGCAGACACGACAGAAGGCGTGGACACAGATTGTTGTACTGCGGACAGTACGAGAGATCATCGCAGAACTACCTGAGTTGTCTGTAGAGGTGCGAACGCAGTGCCGATCTGTTCGGACACTAGAAGAAGCGTCCTTGGCAACGCTGTGGGCGGTGTGGACATCGGCGCGGATAACGGAGGCAAAGTGGGCGGGGGAGGCAGCGGCGCTGGTGGCGAGGACGATGCCGGAGGGGGCGGGCGATATGGTGCTGCAACGCGCCTGTTGTATCGGGATCGAGGCGGCAGAGGAGACAAGCAACCTCTAGAGCTGGGGTTGCATCTTAGGGTGAGGAGGAAAACATGGAAACCAAAAAGCG